GATCACGGTTTACCGGTGGGATGCGCCTCACCGTGGTTCGGCGGCGTTGAGGTTCAAGGCCTGGCCCGAGAAAATAACGTCGGTTGGCCGTTAACCCCGGTTGCCAGTAGGTTCTGGTCGTCGCCGCTCGATAGCGGCGGCGACCTTCAACATTCAGCGACGAAAGAAGGAAGACCATGGGTGAGGTGTCGGAAGCAATCCGCCTGGAGACGTTGGCGGCGCTCCGAGTGACAGAGCAGGCACGGCAGGACCGCCTGGCGTCTGCGGTCGAGGCTGCAGCGGCGGAGAAGGCCGGGCAGATCGAGCTGATCGTTCGTGCGTTCGAGGCCGGCGCGACCAAGAGCGAAGTCCGGGAGGCGCTCGGGGGGATCTCTCGGGCCGGGTTCGGTAAGCGATATCAGACGGTGCTTCTGGCCAGGTTGGGAGACTCGTTTCTCTCCAAACACTGAAATCGTTAACCCCGGTTGCCGGTTGGGGTTCACGCGGTGTAAGGTCGTGGTTATGGCTACAGACTTCAACCGGACGAACAGCAACCCACACATCAACGTCAACCCTCACGCGGCTCTAGCGGTCGAGCGCAAAGCGCAGAGTTTCTGCCGGGCGCTCGACCGTTTCGCTTCGGAGATGAGCGAGCGTGACGAGTCGATGAGCAAGCTCGACGCTCTGCGGGATCTCCGGCGGATGCTTGTCGTCGAGAACCAACCGGCGATTTGGGCCGGTATCGGCCTGATGCGCGACCTGCAGGCCGGCAAGCCGACGCTGCCGGCGGGGGAGTACCCGGGCCTGTTCCGGTCGTCTCGGGCTCGGATCTTCGAGCTGATCGAGAAAACGATCGAGGCCGAGAAGGTGCTCGACGCGGTGCTGAAGCCAGCGGATCCGTTCGCGGGTCTCGGCGAAGGCCAGCAGTAGCAAGCAGCAACACTCCCCTACCGGTTCGGGCCGGTAGGGGGTTCAACTTTCCCAACAATCGAGGAGTACAGCGTCATGGTCGAGATCAACGGAATCGAAGTCACTGAGTACCGGTGCAAGCACTGCGGTGAGCAGGTGCTAGCCAATGCCGCAGACATCGTCTTTGGGACACGCGGGCAGGTCTACTGCTGCGGACCCTGCCGAGACTCCGGCGACAACATCCGCTCGGGGAGAACATCGTCATGAAGAGCCCAGAGGTCCGGGTGACGTGGCCATCATCGTTGGAGCTGCTCCGATGATGCGGATCTACAGGCCGATGGACGAGGCCGGGACTCGGGAATGCTTGGCTCGCCTCGACCACAACGGCGAACTTGAACTGCTCGGCGTCGTCGCCCTCGGCCCAGACGGGTGGACCGCTATCGAATGTCGACGCGACGCGGGCTCGGGCCGGCCCGAGCCTGTCCGCTGCCATGGGCCGGCCCGGGCGTTCATGCACCAGGCGGGCGACGATCTGGCCGGGTTCGCATCGGCCGCGAAAAACAGACCTCAACCAAGGAGAACAGTGAGATGACTAAGTCACCTTTCAACGGCGGCGATCCGTCGCAAACACACATCAACGGCACCGGACGGCAGGACGCTCCTACCGATCGGCCGCCCGTGGACGCGTCGAAGTCGATCGGCCGGCAGCAGAAGTACGGGGAGACCGGCCGGAAGAGCTAGGGTTACTGGCAGGCCGGCGGCCGACCTTTGTAGCCATCGAACGGCGCTGGCCTGTCACTCAAAGACTGATACCCACCGACCCTGAAGCCTGCTGGCTTGCTCAGGGTGGTGGGTATCGTCGCGTCATGCAGCAAATTCCCGGTCCGGTCGTCGCAGCTCCTGTCCGTCTCTCGATCGGTGACGATCCGGCGCCGTTCATCCGGTTGGCGATGAACGGGGAGAGCGTGGATATCACGGCAGCGGTCGAGACCCTGAACTTCCAGATCACCGGTACCGGCACTCTCCTCGAGCTGGTGTTGCGTGCAGACATCGATGCCGTGGATTTCGTGGCGTCTGAAACGATTGTTGCTGTCCCTGGTGGTGTCGAGCTGACCGCCGAAGAGATCGATGGGGTGCTCGCGTCGAAGGGGATGAGCGAGACAGCGGGGGAAGCGCTCGCCGCGCACCTTGAACAGCGGCGGGCGGCTGCCCGATGATGACGGTGTGTCTTTCGCCTCGGAATCACTCGCACGCCAATACCTGCTAGATACCTGCCAGATCTACGAGTCGACGGCCAGCGCCCCGGGGACCCTGAATCGGGCGACGATGGCGGTCGAGTACCCGTCAGGCGAGACGGTCTACGCCGGGCGGTGTGCCCTTGAGCCGAGGGCAGCAGACCGGCAGGCGTCTGACGGTGGGCAGACGCTGGTGACCGAGCGGTTCGATCTCGACCTGCCGATCGGTACCGAAGGGGTGACGGTCGGGTGCGTGGTCCGCCCGAGGTCGGTCCGAGACCGGTCGCTTGAGGACCGCGCGTACCGGGTGGTTCGTGTCCTGGCCGGCAGCACCGAGCTGCTGCAGCGGTTTGAGCTCGAAATCGATTCGACTGTGCCCGGGCCGGCTGGCGCCTGATGGTCGTTTTCGGGTCGGTTGTTGGGGCTGCGCAGCTGATATCTGCGTTGGAGCGGCTCGACGGCGGGATCGGGCAGGCGGTGGGTCGGGCGATGGCGCGGACCGCTGCTGGGGGTGAGGGGATCATGAAGGGCAAGGCGTCCGGTAGGCCTGGTCCTCGGGTGATCACCGGTGATTTCCGGCGGTCGATCGTCGGTCAAGTCATCGGCGTGTCTGGTGGGGTTTGGTCGATCCAGATCGGGTCGAACGCTCCGCAAGCGGCGAGGCTCGAATACGGGTTTTCTGGGCCGGACATTCTCGGGCGGGTCTTCGATCAGCCTCCGTTCCCCTACGCGGGCCCGTCAGCGCCGGCTATCTTGCAGTTGGGCGGAGACCAGGTCCTGGCTGAGGTGTCGAAGGTGTTGGGGGCAGCATGACAAGCGGTGTCGACGATTCCTTGGTGACCGATGCCGTGGTTGCGTTGCTCCGTGCGGAACTGCCCGATGGTGTCCTGGTCGGTGACGGTGGTTCTCCGTTCGTGGCCGGATCGGTTGATCCGTTGTCCCAGGTCGACCCTGACTCGGGGGAGGCGTTTCCGTACGCGATCGTCTACGCGATCTCGCCTGACGCGTTCCCGGCTGAGGGCTACGCGGGGCAGCGTGACGGGACGATGGTCCTCCGGTTTCAGGTGACGACGGTCGGCCCGCAACGCGACGCAGCGCAGGCCCTGGCCGCTGTCGCGAACGGGATCCTTGTCGACAGGGCCGACTCAGATCCTCGGGATTACACGCACGCGTTGACGGTCCCTGGCCATTCGGTCATGAAGCGGGAACGGGCCGGGAAGGTCCCGAATTTCGGTGAGGGCGGCTACTCGAACGCTGGTGTGCTGGTCGATGTGTGGGTGCACCGGGACAGCTGATACCGGTCCGCACCGCGCTCGACCTCGAACGCCTGGGCGACGATGCTGCCATGACTGAAACCAGTGATCCTCGCGAGCTGCCACACCGCTCGCATTTCGTGAAACGGGACGACGGCGAGAAGGTTATGGAGGTTCACTCCGTTGTTCTCGACCGGTACGTCGGGAACGGCTGGACCGAGGTCGCCGACGCGAAGGGCACGCCGGTCAAGGCTGGCGCCCCGAAGCCGGCCCCGGTGCTGGGGGGTAAGGCCTGATGTCACGCTTTACGCTCGACGGCCGTATCGCTGTCTACCTGTTGACCACGCTCCCGTCGACCCCGACGGCGCCGACTCAGGCGGAGATCGCTGCCGGCACCAATCTGGTTGGCACCAAGCAGGCTGAGGAGCTTGTCGATATCCAGGGTTTCGAGGCGGCTCCGACGTCGCTCCCGACTCCCGGCTACGCGGGTCCGCTCACCGGTCAGGTGTCCGGCGAGCTGACCTACCCCGACGGTGTTTTGTCGTGGTACAAGGACTCGGCCAGCTCGACGATCTACTCGTTGATGGTCGTCGATCTCGACGCTTTCATCTTCATCGCTCAGGACGGGCTTGGCTCCGGTGAGGAGGGCCAGCTATTCCCGGTTCTGGTCGCTGACCGGAACCGGCGGAAGGCACGCAACGCGCCGAACATCTTCGACGTGACGATGAATACCGGTGTGCCCTACGAGTGCGTCCAGGCCGCGTAGGTCGAGGAGTCACCCCTTGGGGGGTAGCGTGGCTGGGTCGCCCTGAGTCGGGGGCGGCCCAGCGACAGCAAGGGAAACCAGATGGCTGCATCGAAGAAGCCCGCGAAGAAGCCCGCAGCGAAGAAGGCGGGGCGGGTCACTCCACCGAAGAGGGTCGCGAAGCTCGAACTGCCGGCGGCGCAAGGCCCGAAGACCGAGGTCGAAGGGATCCACGGTCGGGAGATGACCGCGGCTGAGGTGTTTGGCCTGAAGAAGCCGACCCGGTTCACGCAGCCGATCTGTCTCGATTCGGAACTGGCGGACGCTCGGGACGAGGCCAGGGCAGCGGTCGAGCAGATCAATCAGTTGATCAATCTCTCGGTGGCGTTCGGGCGGGGTGCTGATGAGGGGATGGCTAAGAAGCTCGAAGCGGCCCAACGGCATGCTCATCTAGCTGAGGCAGCTGCGGCGCCGGTCACGGCCCTGTTCGTCTTCGAGGACATCGGTCGGGTCGCTTACTCGCGGTTGATCCGGTCGTTCCCTGCCTCTCCCGAACAGATCGAGGCACACGCTGTGATGCTGAAAAAGCACGGCCGCCCCTTCGAGGTGCTGCCTTACGACCCGGATCGGTTCCCGCCGGCGTTGGTCGCGGCGTGCGCGAAGGCGCCGGCCTTGACGGCTGAAGAGGCCGGCTGGATCTGGGACGGCCGGCCCGAGGTCCTCGACGACGACGGCGATGTGGTCCAGGAGGCCGAGCCGCCATGGTCCGAGGGTGAATGCGGTGCGCTGTTTGATTCTGCGCTCGCTGCTTGCCGCGCTATCCGATGAAGCCAGGCGGCACGCGGCCGCCGACTGCTGCCGAACACGCGGCGATGCACGGCTCCGACCATTACGGGCCGCCCGATCGGGCCATGGCGGTCTTCGAGCTTGCTACTGCTCACACGCTGGCCCGGTGGGCGGGGATCGAGCCGGAGGTCGCGGCGTTCAAGCAGGCGTTGGAATCGGAGGGCTCTCACCGGTTGATCATGCGGATCGCTCGACGGTCGAACCTGCCTTTCTCCGAGGTGAGGGATCGTTGGTCGACAGAAGACTTGGCGGCCGAGCTGGCGCAGGACATCCTCGCTGTTGAGGACCAGGCCGACCGGTGTCCGAACTGCCATGTCCACCCGAAGGAAGTGCTCGACGAGAACTACCGGGAGTTGGAACGGGGCATGTGGAAGTGGGTTCTCCACACCTGCTGGTTCTGCGACGTGGGTCGTCGGGCGGAGCGGGACCTGTCGGAAGAGGAACAGAAGGCTGGGGCGTCGTACCGGGTCGCTCACCGCGCTCCGGGGGATCCGTTGAAGGACGACGGCGACCAGTAACTAGGGTGCGCACCACGGCCCTGGGGGGGCGCCGTGGGGGCACTATGGGGCGTGGCCGACCAGCTGAAGCTCCGCATCCTGCTCGAAACCGACGCGGCGGGGGCACAACGCGGCTTAGGTGCGTTCACTGGGTCGGTCACATCGGCCGAGAAGCGGGTCACTCAGTCGTTGCAGCGGATGAACACTGCGTTCGGGTCGCTGACCACGGGGCAGAAAGTTCTGGCCGGTGTCGGTATCGGTGTCGGCCTGTTGGCGACCGGGCTCGGAGCGGTCCTCCGTCCGGCGATCCAGTTCGAGTCCGCGTTCGCTGGTGTGAAGAAGACGGTCGACGGTACTCCAGCGCAGTTGGGGAGGATCCGGTCGGAGCTGCTCGGGTTGTCGACGATCATGCCGACGTCGGCGAACGACCTCGCTGACATCGCGGCGAACGCCGGACAGTTGGGTGTCAAGGCGCCGGACATCATCAAGTTCACGAAGACAATCGCTCAGCTTGGAGAAACAACAGATCTGTCGTTTGAGGAGGCGTCACAGTCGCTCGCCAGGTTCCTGAACGTGACGGGAGGCGGGGCGAAAAACATCGGCAAGGTCGCCGACGTCATTGTCGAGCTGGGCAACAATTCGGCGACGACGGAAAGCCAGATCGTCGATTTCTCGCTGCGGTTGGCGTCGGCGTTCACCGTGGCCGGCGCCGCGGAAGACGAGATCCTGGCGTTGGCGTCGTCGTTCTCCAGCTTGGGTATCCGTTCCGAGGCCGGCGGTTCTGCTCTGTCGAAGATCATCACAGTGATCTCTGATGCTGCGATCAACGGCGGGAAAGAGCTGCAGACCCTGGCAGACACCGCTGGTCTGCTCCCAGCTGAATTTGCTGAGATCGCTCGAACGAATCCGGTTGAGGCGTTGATCCTGTTCGGTGAAGGCTTGGGCGAGGCGATCCGTCAGGGCAAGTCGATCACTGGCGTGCTGAAAGAGCTAAAGATCGATGGGCTCCGCACATCGGAAGTTCTCCGGCTCCTCGCTCTCAACTCAGGGTTTGTGCGGGAACAGTTGGCTCTGGCCAGCAACGCTTACACCGTCGGCGGTCAGGCGGCCGAGGAGTACAACAAGCGGTTGGAGACCGTCGCAGCGAAACTCTCGACTCTCAAGAACCAATTCACGGCGCTGGCGATCACTATCGGTTCGCCAGCGCTCGGCCTGTTCGCCTCGGGTATCGACCTGGCCCGAGACGCGATCACTCAGTTGGTGACGATCCTCGGGCCCGCGGCGAAACAGCTAGGGACGTTCCTCGGGAACCTCGCTGTTGGCGCCCTCCAGATCGTTGGTGCGTTCGCTGGCGCTGGTGGGGCAGTCGACGCGCTGGTGATCGTGCTTTCTGCATTGTCGGCGGTGACCGAGACCGTGTTCGGTGCGATCAACCTGCTACCTCCCGCGGTGATCGCTGCAGCGGCTGCTCTGGCGTTGCTGGCCCGGGGGTCGCTGTTGACGACGGCGACCAGCCTCGGTCAGCTGGCTGTCAATGCTGCTCTGTCCGGGAACGCTCTCGGGGTGCTTCGTGGCTCGACGACGGGGCTCGGCGGTTCGTTGGCCACGCTCGGCGCTGGCATCAATCCGGTGACGGCGGCGATGGTCGCGCTCGGAGCGGCGTTCCTGCTGGCAGCTCAGGCGGCACGCTCGATCGAGAAAGACGCGAGCGCAGCAAATGAGTCGCTGGTGAAGATGCTCAGCGAGGGCGTCTCGGAACAGAAGGCAGCGGCGACGGTTCAGGCGGTCAGCTCGATCGAGGCCGAAATAGCGTCACTCAACGCGGAGATCCGGGACGCTGAAGGCTCCGGGTTTGTTGAGCGTTGGTTCAACTCTGTTGTCGCTGGCGCTACCTCGATCGGCGGTGAGAACAGGGATCTGAAGGTCGCCCAGGAGCGGGTCGAGCAGCTGAACGAAGAGCTGGACAAGGACAACGCCGCGAGGTTCGCCGGACGGATCGAGTACTTGGCCGATCAGTTGGGTGTGTCGAAGTTGGCGGTCGAAGGCGCCGTGGACGCGACCGGCAACTACAACGCTCTGCTGCAGGGCACGACGACCGAACTGCTCGACGTCCAGGCCGTGCTAGCGGAATACATCGAGAATCTGAAGCTGTCGAACGATGTGCAGAAAGAAACGATCGACAACCTTCTCGAAGGCAACCCGACGATCGCGGACTACGCAGATCTGCTCGGTGTGTCGGCAGCGTCGATCGAGAACCTTGCTGCGATCACGGAAGGGGTTGATCTGACTTCGCTGTTCAGCGAAGACTTGGAGGCCAGGGGCGAAGCTCTGTCGGCGATCTCGGCCGAGCTGCTCTCTGTGATAGCGCCGATGGCTGAAGCTTGGTACGACGTCGAGTCGGCTTCGCAAGGCCAGATCGACACGATGCTCGAACAGATCCGAACGACCTACGATCTGATCGGGGCGACGTCGGAACTGCAGTCAGCGATCGAGGCCGCGAACGACGTTCGGGCTGCAGCGGCGTTCATCCAGGAGCAGCTGACTGAAGCTCAGGTGTCGTACAACGCTGCGGCGGAGGCGTTCGACTCCGAACGGAACCGAGAGAACTTCGTTGCTCTGACCCAGTCGATGTACGACCTGACGGTTGCTCAGGCCGCGGCTGGCGCTTCGGCGGATGAGTTGCAGGCGATCCAGGCGAACAACGTTCTGACCCTCCTCGACCTGGGCGCGTCTGCTGGTTTGAGCCGGCAGGAAATCCTCGACTTGGTAGCGGCGCAGGGTCTCGTCTCGGAAACAACTCTGGCGAACATCATCACCAACGCTGCCGAGGCGAAAGCAGACGTCGAAGCGTATTTGTCGGAGCAGAAGAAGATCGAGCGGGAGATCATCGTCGATGCTCTCCTTGTCGACAAAACCGCGGATGAGCGGGCAGCGCTCGACGCGTTCATAAGCGGTTGGGATGGCCGGGTAGCGAGGGCGTTGACCGAGCTGGACGACAACAGCGGACCGACACGAGAGAACCTCGACGCGTTCATGACCGGTTGGGACGCTCGGGTAGCGAGGGCGACCACCGAGGTCGATACGTCGTCAGCTGACGCTGAGCTGGCACGGATGCTCGCCTTGCTTGACGAGGTCGACTCTACTCAAGTCGATGCTCTCGCCTCGATCGACGCGGCACCGTTCGATGCCGACGCGTCAGAGATCCGGTCGGAGCTGACCCAGATCGACCAGATCGAGGCGATACCGACCGTCGGCGCTGATATCACCAGCGCTCTGGCGAAGGTCGGTCAGGCCGGCGCTGCGGCTGACGCCTACGCAGGGGATGACTACACCGCTCAGTTGACCGCTGACGCGTCGAACGCGAAGGCGGAACGGATCGGCCTGATAGCGCTCCTGACGGCCTACAAATTTGCTGACTACACCGCTCAGATCACAGCTGACCCGGCTCGGGCGATCGCGGCTACTAACGCTGCTCGTGCGCTCGCGACGATCTACGCTCGGACTTACACGGCGGAGCTGCGAGCGATCGATAGGGCGTCGGGTGTCATCAATTCCGTGATCAACCGGCTCGGGTCGTTCCGCTCGAAAACGGTGACGTTGACCACGGTCTCTAGGTCTGTGACTCGGAACGCTGACGGCGGTGTCTGGGATGGGCAAGGCAGGCCGTGGGGATCGTTCGCTGACGGCGGGTTCAATCTGCCGGCGGGAACGACTATCGAGCGGCCAGGCCAGGCGAAAATCTATTCAGCGGCACCGGTCGGGAGGTTCTTTGCTGAACCGGAAACCGGGGGCGAGGCATACATCCCGCTCGGGCTCGGGAAACGCGGGCCCGCCCTCGATGTGTTCTCTCAGGTCGGTCAGATCCTCGGGGTGTTCGCCAACGGTGGGGTGACTGGGACCGTCGGCCGGTCGGCTGATGTGCTGACAGCTCGTGCGAATGTCCGGCTTGATGTGGCGATACCGATCGAGATCAACGCGGCCCCTGGGATGGACGAGAGCAGACTGGCCGAGGAAGTCGGCCGGAAGGTCGACGATGCCCTTGACCGTGTCGCCAGAGATCTTGGCAACCAACTAGTAGGAAGCTGACTCATGACGACGACGACGACCGTCTACCCAGACGCTGATCTGGCTCACCCTGGGGAGCTGTCACAACCGCTCTCGGTCGACGGGTCGGGCTACACCGAGCCGTCGATTTTGGGGATCGACACGGCGGCCTACCAGGGTGGCGACTCGAACGCTGATGGAATGAATTCGTCGGTTCTGGTCCTCCCTGAGATCGAGGGAGTAGCCGCTGCCGGCGATATCGAGCTGATGGTTTCGCAAGTCTGGTCCGGCGAAGCGCTGTTCAGCGGGTCGTTGACGCCAGCTGGGACGACGATCACTTTCGACGTCCCGACCGTCGACCGGAATGGGGCAGCGTTCGCGCTCGCTGCCGACGATCTGATCGAAATCGAAGTGTTCACACTCACGACCGCGGCATCGGCCCCGTCGGTCCCTGGCTGTGCCGGCCTTTCGCTCACATGGAACGAACGTTTCCATAATCCGATCGTGACGGACTACCGGCCGCAGGTCTCGAAGTTCTGGGCTCAAGCGGCTGGTTCTGAGTCGGGGACGATGACGGTCACGTGGGGATCGAGCTGGCGCCGGTCAGGGCGAATGAAGATCTGGCGCGGGGTCGATCCGGCTGCTCCTTACGCCATAACGACTTGGACATCGGGCCAGATTGTCCTCGGGTACAGCTACCCGGACGCGCCAGCTGTCACCAACAGCGTGGAAGGCGCGACGGTCTACATGACAGCTGGCGGCGACGCGGTGTCAGCGGGGTACACGATCCCTGTCGCTCCGTCGGGCTGGCCGGAAGTGTTGAACAGCGCGAAGCTGAACAGCGGATACCGGAATCCGCAGGTTTCGGCGATGCTCCAGGACCAGGCTGCGGGGAGCTTCAACCCTCCGGCGATGACTGGGCTCAACTTCTCCAACGAGTACGCAGCGATCGATGTGCTCCGACCGGCCGCGACGTCTGAAGTCCCGGTGGTTGTCTTCGTTGCTGTGTCAGACGAGACAGCAACGGCAGCGCTGGCCACTGGCGATGTGGCCTTGGCGGCGCTCAACGAGGTCCAACTACTGACAGCTTTCAGCGGTTCAGGATCTCGGACTCTGACCTTCTCCGGGCAAACGACCGGGTCGATAGCTGATACCGCGTCGGCGGCCACGATCCAAACTGCGCTTGAGGCGCTGTCGAACATCGCCCCGGGCGACGTAGTTGTGACCGGCGGCCCGCTCCAAACAGCGCCAATCCGGGTCGAGTTCGACGCGACTTACGCTCTGACCGACGTGGCAGAAATCACCGTGTCGGGAAGCAACACTGACCCAGTCAACGAGGTCCAGTCTGTCCAGTCGACTAAGACGTCGGGGACGTTTCCGCTGGTCTTCGGTGGCCAGACCGCCGCGGATTTGCCGTACAACCTGACTGCAGCTCAGCTTGAGACTGCGCTTGAGGCGCTGTCGACGGTCGGGCTCAACAACGTAGTTGTGACCGGCGGCCCGCTCCCGGGATCGTCGCTCCTTGTCGAGTTCGTTGGCGCCCTGGCCGGCGCCGACCAGTCGCTGATGACATCGGCCGACGGAGCGATCGGGATCACTGAGGTGGCCGCTGGTGTCGCTGGCGCTGGGATGGTTGTTGACACTGTCGTCGTCGGGTCTGCCGGCGAAGATTTCACGCTCGAATCGTCGTTCAACATCCCTCGGGACAACACCTACGAACCGCAGTGGCATGTGTTCCGTCATCTGATCAGCGGCTACACGGCGGGATCGGCCATCGATGTCAGAGTGTCGGACCATGACGGGAACCATTCATGGGCGGCGGTGCTCGTTGTCCTCGATCCGTCCAAGTCTGACACGGCCGACCTGATCGAGGCGCTCGGCTCCGAGGTGTCAGACGGGTCGGGCTCGAACGCCACCTACGGGTCTGTCACACCGGTGACGTCTGGGGCGAAGGTCCTGGCCGTTCTGGCGAAGGCCAAAGCAGGGGCTCAGATCATCGGTGTTCCATCGGCCGGGACCGCGCCGGCGGGGTACACCGTGGCGGCCGAGGCTCTGGGCGACGCTATGACGATGGGCGTGTTTTCGTCGCCGCCGGTCGCTGCGGCAGCGGCATCTGCCGGGTCATCTTCGTGGACCGGGGGCGATCAGGCGTGGTCGACGATCCTTGTCGCGTTGAAGCCGCTCGTTGGTTCCTCTGCCGGGTCGGCGTTGTGGTCGGTCATCGACGACGAAGGTACAACCGACTGGATCGATATCGCTTCGGCCGCTGGCTCCATGTTCGAGATCGTCGAGGTAGACCTGGACGGCATCCCAGCTGATGCGGTGATCACTGGCGCACGGATCGAGCTCGCTCATTCGTCGTCGGTCCCGAACCAGCTTCGGGCGGCCCTGGTCGGCATCGACTCTGGCGGCGGGGTCCACCTGGCCGCAGAGCAGCAGGTCGGGTACACGCCACAGTCTGGGGGCGGCGTGACGACGGTCGTCTCGAACTTCTGGACGACCCTGGCCGACGGAACATCGTTGAACGACTACGACCGTTTCGGGATCGCTCTGATCTCCAGCTCACGGCATCCCGCGTTGTCGAACCATCGGATCTACTGGGCACGCGTGACGGTCCGCTACGAGGAAGGCGGCCCGGTCGTCTCGAACGTGGTCGGCCCTGATGATCCTGGCGACCCGATCACCTGGGATTACTCGTCTGCCGGCGGTTTCGCTCAGACCTACTACGAGGTTCTGGTTGTGCAGGGATCGAGCCAGGATCCTGATGCGGCGACGGCGCCGGCTGATCCGCTCGGCCCGGCTACCGGGGAGATCGTTTTCGGGTCGGGTCGGGTGCCAGGGTCGCTGGTCCGGTCGTTGTCGCTCACCGCGGCGCCTCTCGGCCGAGGTGCGTGCACGGTAGCGGTGCGTGCGTGGTCGTCGATCACGTCGAGTCTGCTGGTCGCGTCGGCCTGGTCGGTCGACAACTTCGACGTTTCCGGGGCGCCAGCGACAACACCTGACCAGTCGGGAACAGAACCGGTCTACGGGCCGGCGACCGGTGCTGTGACCGTCGCTGCGGTGGCCCCGGCGGCGGTGTCGAGGGCATGGCTCGAACGGTCGACGGATGGCGGCGCGACGTGGGAGCTGACCGAGGGATCTCCGTTCGTTGTCACTCCGTCGTCGTCGAATGATCTCGACGATGTCTACGCTCCGGCCGCTGAAACGGTGTCCTATGCCGTTGCGTTCGACGATGGAGCGATGACGGAGACATCGGCCCCGGACCAGATCGGCACGGCAGGTGTCGACACGACTCCGGTGGCTTGGTTGTTCGTGGTCCCATCCGATCCGGCGTTGTCGACTCAGGTCGAGGTGTCCGCTATCAGCGAGATCGACCCGGTTCCGTCTGTGGCTGCTTTCGAGCCGGGCGGGGGGCTGGTCACATCCGGGGAACGGCTCGGCAAGGTGATGACGATGACGTTGCGGACCAGATCGAAAGCGGAGCGTCTGGCGGTCGAGGCCGTCATCTTCTCGGGGTTGACGATCCGTGTCGTCGGGATCCTCGGGGAAGCGTGGCTGATGCGGCTCTCCTCGGATCGGCAGCGGCAGCTGCAGAGGTGGCGGCCGACCGCTGCAGAGTCGACCGGTCTCCGTGACGCGTTCGAGCATTCGTTCACGTTGGTAGAGGTCGCCGAATGAGCCGGTTCACTGACTACACGACCGCGGCGACTGGGCTGATTGGTTCCGGTCAGAGCTTGGAGACAGAGCGGACTGTTGAGCTGGTCGACTCGACCGGCGCTCTGCTGGCCACCACCAGCGACGCGGATGCCGTCAATGGCGTTGTCCGTTGGGCAGCGGGGGGGACACCGTTGGATCTCGACCCGGTCCGGACTTTGTCGCGGACGATGACGCTGCGGGTCGCGGCCGGTGACGTGTCGTTGGTGCCAGACGGAGCGGGGTCGCTGTTGCATCCAGAATCGGGCAACTTCGTCCGTATCCGTGCGGGGCTCCTCGGGAATCTGTGGACTCAGGCGACGCTGCTGGTCGACGAAGCGGTCGCGACGTACCGTCGGGGTGTCGTGGAACCGATCGAGTTGCGCCTTGTCGACCCTGGCCGACCGATCCGGGCGAACCTGGTCGACCAGTTCCCTTGGGATGACGGCGAACTTGTGGAAACTGTTGTGGGCAGGCTCCTGTCGATCGTTCTCGACGACTTCGATTTGACGGAGACGGGATGGACGATGCCGGCGGCTGGGAGTTTCCCGGCTGGGCGGCCGATCAGTGAGCTAGTCCAGATCCTGCTCGGCTCTGTGGGTCATGAGTTGACCGCTGATGAGGACGGCCGGATCCTGTCGCAGCAGGTTCCCCCGACAACTGAATCAGCGGGAGAGCAGTGGATCTACGGTGTCGAAGGCGGGGGCCTACCGGTCGATAGTGGGTCTCGGCGCTGGTCGACCCGTACCCCCCAGGGGGTGCTTGTCTCGGGTGGCGGTCTGCTCGTGCCCGGATCGAGTTTCACGGTCCCGGTGTGGGACACCGACCCAGGTTCGGACGGTTTCTACGGTGGCCCTGGTGAGGTCTCAATCGAGTCGGTGACCTGGGATCATGTTGGTTCACCGTCGCAGATGGTGACCGCCGGATACGCACGGTTGCGCCGGATCGGTGTCGGCCCGGCCCTCGTCGATATCGAGATCGCACCGAATCCGGCTATGCGGGTCGGGGACATGGTGGCGTTGTGGCTCGACGGTCTCGGGGCCGACGGCCTGTACCGGGTCCGCTCGATCGGGGCGCTCCCGATCGACGCTGGTTCGCTGCAGCAGGTCACGCTGCGCGGGGTGTGGGATCCCCAGATCGGTTACGGCGACCCGGCTGACCCTGGTTTGGTGTGCGTCTCTGCCGCGTCGGATCCGTTCGATCGTGCGAACCAGAACCTCGAAGACTTGGAAGATGCGCCTGGTTCGCCGAGGTGGACCGAGCTTGCTTACTCGTGGGCGATCTACGACAGCGCCGCGATCAACAGGCACAACGGGACACCTTCGCTGGCGGTCTGGAACACGCCTTTGTGTTCAACCGATTTCGTTGTCTACTCGCAGATCGGTGCTGTCCCTGCTGGCAAGTGGATCGGGCCGGCGGGTCGGTCGTCGGGGCAGTTCGACTGCTACGCAGCGGTGGTCGACGCGTCGGGTCGGATCCGGTTGGAGATGTGGCAGGCCGGCGCGAAGGTCACTGAACTGGCTGCGTATTCGACCGGTCAGGATCCGTCGAATCGGTCTCTTGTGCTGGCATGCGAAGGCTCGACGATCTCGGTCGAGTGGGAAGGCACCGAGGTGCTTGGCGTGACCGACACGCGCCGTGTCGGTGCGTTCGCTGGGATGCATTCGATCGGCGGTGTTCAGGGGTCGTCGGCTCCGTCGATCTCGTCATGGTCGGTCGAGCTACTGTGACGGCATGAGGACGTCGTTGGCTAAAGCCATTCAGGGCAGAGTCCAGACCGAGACACCATCGGGCCAATTCCTGATTGGGACCGTCCAGAACATTGAGGTGACGACTGGCTCGACCCGGATCTACGTCGTTTCGGGTCGGCCGATGCCGATGCTGGACTCTGTACCCGCCGCGGCTGTGGTGCGCGGGACCAGGGTTCTGTACTGGTCCGGCGACCAACCGGTAGCTTTCGGCCCGCTTGTGTCTGACTGACCGGTCGCTAACGTGGTGTGATGGCTACGAACGAACGTGATTTCGAGGCAGAAGGCCGGGCGAACAAGGCCGGTCACATCGCCCGGTATGCCCGGTCGATTGGGGTGTCGGCAGGTCAGGTGTCGGCGTGGACTGACGACCAGTGGTTGGCGGCGGCGACCGCGTCGTCTCGGGCTGCGGGGATCAAGCGCCCGAAGCTGCCGAGCGTGACGACTAGGGGGATAGTGGCGGATCTCCTGGCCCCGGTACCCGACTCGTCTGGCCCTCACTCAGCCACAACCTGAAATCGTTAACCCCGGTTGCCGGTTGGGGTTCACGCGGTGTAAGGTCGTGGTTATGGCTACAGACTTTGATCCCACCGACGAACAGGCCCATGCGGTCGACCTGGCATCGACCGGTCGCAGCATGGCTATCGAGGCGCTAGCGGGAGCGGGGAAGACGAGCACGCTCCGACTCATCGCTGAAGCGATGCGGCAGAAGACTCTCCAGTACGTCGCTTTCAACCGGAAAATCGTTGACGACTCGAAGGGCAGTTTCCCCCGTAACGTTCGCTGCTCGACCGCTCACGGCCTGGCGTTTCAGGCCGTCGGCAAGGAATACAAGCAACGGTTGAACGACAGCCGCCGGTTGTCGGCCCGTCAGCTCGCTCAAGCCCTCAAGCTCGATCTCGACACCCCAGTGATCGTCGACCTTGGTGAGGAAACGAAGGAGATCTGGCCGACGGCGTTGGCGACCGCAGCGGTCGCGACCGTTGGCCGGTTCTGCCAGACCGCTGACCCGTCGCTCGGGTACCGGCACGTCTACCGGATGCCCGGAATAGACGCTCCAGGCGAGTGGGAGAACCACGACAAGCTCGCACCCCGGATTCTGACCCTGGCCGAGACGATCTGGCGTGATCTGCAGGATCCGCGAGACGGCCTGTTCCGGTTCGAGCACGGCCACTACCTGAAGATGTGGTCTCAACGAGATCCGTACATCGATGCTGACGTCATCATGTTTGACGAGGCCCAGGACGCTAGCGATGTCATGCGGTCCGTGGTCGAGGGCCAAGGCCATGCTCAGTTGATCTACGTCGGCGACCGGCAGCAGGCCATCTACGAGTGGGCTGGCGCGGTTGACGCTTTGGCGCAAGCCAAGGTTGACCAGCGGTGCCAGCTGACCCAGTCGTTCCGTTTCGGGCCGGAGATCGCTGAACGGGCGAACCTGGTCCTCGACCGGCTCGGGGCCGGCGTCAAGGTGACCGGTGCGGGTAAGCCGGGCACAGTCGGCGAGCGCGTGGCGAACCCTGATTGCATTCTGGGGCGGACCAATGGCGCTGTTGTCGCTTCGGCCCTCGGGCAGATGGACGACGGTAAGCGGGTCGCTATCCAGGGCGGTACCGGGCAGATCGAGTGGTTTGCTGGCGAGGCGCAGAAACTGGTCGATGGGCGCCGGTCGGACCATCCCGAGCTTGCATGCTTCGACGACTGGGGCCAGGTCCTCGATTACGTCGAGCACGACCCGGGCGGCAGAGATCTCAAGGTCATGGTCAACCTGGTCGACCAGTACGGCGGCCGGAAGCTGAAAGCGATGCTGGCCGACACGATCCAGCCACGGAACATCCATCAGGCTGACGTCGTCTGCTCGACCGCTCACAAGTCGAAGGGTGGCGAGTGGCCATCGGTCCGGCTGCTCGACGATTTCCCTCGCGGCGCCGACGTCGAAACGGCTGAGTTGCGGTTGATGTATGTCGCGGCGAGCCGAGCGAAGACATGCCTTGATGACACGCTTGTCGATCTGGCTGGCAAGGTCCCGGCTGCGGCCGGTCCCGTCTCCAAGGGGTAGCCCTCCCCTTCTCCCCTTTGGAGGCAGCGGGAGCCCCGCCGGTACAGCGAGCCGGCGGGGCTCACGGTGTGACACCAAATCAGGAGGGACCACATCAATGGCTACACGAAACAGCGACGGTGTATGGGTAGACGGCGACGGCGTCGAGTTCGGCTACCAGAACGCCTGGGAGCCGAGCGAAGACGAACCGACGAAGAGGGTCACGGTCCGGTTCACGGGCCGGTTCACGGCGGAGTTCGAGGTTCCGGAAGGTTTCGCCGACGGCTACGAGGCTGACCTGGCCGAGATCGTCCAGTTCGACGATCTCGCTTTCGACAACGGATCACTAACAGATTGGGAGGTAGAAGGATGACAGACAGGATTTCAGCGGAAGAACTGCTGGAGGTCTACGGCGATGAGCCGATGGATCTCGATGCCGGGTACTACGAGTCAGAGAGCGATGGCCGCTTCGCCGAGGTCGCCGGCGATCAGGCGTCGGCCGATGACCGGGCCGACTGGCACGTTCGCCGAGGCCTAGCGGTCAAGGCCGCGGCCGAGGCCGAAGACGTCCGCTACAAGCGTGCGCTGAAGGCACTCAACGATCGGCGTAAAGAGGCAGCGGCGAAACACCAACGGGCGTACGAGTGGCACCTGGCAGCGCTCCGAGGGTGGCATAAGGCCTTCCACCGCGGGACCGCTTCGGTGTCGCTGCCGTCGGGGTCGTACCGGACCCGATACGGGGGCTGGGCGCTGGCCGTGGCCGACGGCGACGGTTGGGAAGAGCAGCTGCGCGACGTCCTGGCCGAGGTCGACGAGGGCTTGGTGGAGAAGGTGTTTGTCCCCCAACCGGACGCGTTCGCTGCCGGGGCGCTCGCACAGATGGTCGCGAACGTCGATGGAGACGATGCCCGTCCGGAGCCTGGCTCGCCGGTGCGGTTGGTCTGGAAAGATACGGGCGAGCCGGTCGACGTCGAGCTGCTGTCGGGCAAGGTCAAGCCGGGGTCGCATTGGGTACAGCGATGACCCGTCGGAAGCGGACCAGGCGCACAACGGAATCGTGGGAGGTCAAGGCCGACAAGCCGGGCCTGACACCGGAGTTAGCGGTCGAACCGTGGGATCTGCCGTTGCTTGTCAGCCAGGTTGTCTCAGAGTCGTCAGCGGCGCTCGACTCTGCCGACAAGCAGACATGGAGACCGGTCGTGATTGTCACGGTCAAGGGCCGATGGAACCGAACTGACGAAGAGGCAGAGATCAAGTTGATCCTGCCGGCCGATTCAGCGTTGCCGGTTGCCGAGGGGCTGATAGGGGCCGGCGCCGCGGCGGTCTCTGATGCGGCAGCTGAACAGATCCGGTCGGGACTCGACGGGAACGGGGGCACAGATGAGTGAGCCAGAGAAGACCGATGTCGCTTCGTGCGCTCGATGCGGATCCGATGCTCACTCGGGCTGTCGAACATCGGGGCCGGGCTATCCGCCAGTGAGTGACGACCTGCCGGAGGCAATGCCACCGCCTGGCGCTGTCTTCTACGTGCTCCGGGCACAAGCCGGCGACGCAGCGAATCCCGTCGAACACGAGTCGGATCGGATCCCGCTGGCGCCTGGCCAGACAGCGCGTCAACTCGCTGACGAAGCATGGGAGTTTGCTCTCGAAGCGATCGAGCCCGAGTGCTTGGTCGAGTACTACGACGCTGACGGAAACGAGATGAGATCATGAGTGACGGACCACATCCGTTCGGGGAACCGGACGAAGAAACAGTGACGGGCAGCGATGAGGAGCTGCGGCTTCTCGGTGTCATCGGCGACTTGGAGGCCAAAGCAATCCAGGCCGACGCGCTTCTGGCCGAGGCGATCGCGAGTAGGGCCGCGTTGGAAGCCAACCTGCCGGCGGCTCCGGCGCCGGAGGTGTGGAGCCATGAGCCGGAGTTGACGCCTGGCGTGAACGGTGGGGTAGCGATCGTCGGGGCGATGGTCGAGGCCATGGCCGCGGTCGGCGCGGTCGGGAAAGACGGGCTCCACAACGTCCCGAAGGCGGGGAAGTGGAACTACCGGTCTGCTGACGCTGTGATCTCGGCGGTACAGCCCGCTCTGGTCCACGCTCGGATTGCTCTGATCCCGTCGCCGATGAAGCGGACACCGGTCGTGTTGAAGGCGTTCGGGAAGAGCGAAGAGGTGTCGGAGCTTGAACTGGCCGTCATTCTCATGTCGGCCGTGGACGCGTCGAGCGTCCGTATCCGAGTGTTCTCTCACGCCTCGGGGATGAGCGCCTACACCATCGGAGCGTCCTACAGCTACGCGCTGAAGTACGCGCTGACGATGCTGCTGTGTATCCCGTTTGACGACTCTCGGATGGATCTCGAATCCAACGATGCCGGGCAGCGGGAATCGACCGCTTCGGCTGGGCCGGCGGCGGAACCGGATGAGCCGTGGCATATCCGCTACGGATTCCGAGACGAGGCCGAACACAAGTCGGAGCGTGACGCGCTTATCGGCGCTATCAAAGCGCTCCCGGAGAACCTCCGTGTTGTGGCCAAGAACGCGCTCGCCTCGATCACCGTCGACGACAGTGACGGCGCGTCGGCGTTGTGGCTGGTCGACCCTGATGACAGCTCGAAGGGTCGGCTCTCGGCGATGGTGTCGGCGTCGGCGTTGGCCGCGGCCCGTAAGGAGCTGGCGGTCATCGCTGACATGAAGGCCAACAACGCTGCCGGCCCGACCCGAGGACGGCGTCACACTGGCCCCGCCCCGGCACCTGAGCCGTCTCCTGGCCCGGATGTCCCGCCGGAACCGTCGGAGAGCGCCACAGAGGCAACTGGCCTGGCTGGTGACCCGACACCGGTAGGTGCAAGGCAGGACATGCACCGTGTGTTCCTCGGGCTCGGCCCGGATGACGCCGCGAAGGTGACCGTTCGGATGACGAAGGCCGACCTTTGGCCGATCGACTCGATCTCGGACGAGCGGGCTGAGGAAGCCGCGGATCTGATGGCCGACATTCTCGAAATAACGGGTGAAGAGGAGCAAGCGAAATGACGACAGCTGAACAAATCAACGAGGTCCTCGCGGACCTGGAAGAGGTCCGATCGAATTTGACGGCGGCCGGAGCGGTTTACGACACCCTGACGGCCGGCCTGGTCGCCATGGCAGGCCACCTGACTTCGCTCGCTGATTCCGGCGGAGCAGCAGAGGGCAAACTGATGGCGTTGCTCGCGGCCCTCGACCCCGAGGGCGGTGCTGGCCCGGAGCCGGCACCGATGTATTCAGGGCCGGTCAACCTGCCAGCACCGGGCGTCGACATCTGCCCTGCAGGCGACTACTTCGGGCCATCGACCGCGAACCTGATCGTCGGCCCGACCGGTCAACCCCTGACCGAAGGGAATGGCCCAAGCCAAATGAGGTCGAGGGGCACGGCCCGTCTGACGTCGGTTCTGATGCCAGACGGGAGGCCTGCCATCCGGGTCGTCAGCGACGAAGCTCACGCGGAGAGCGGGTCAACGGCCGAGGCCCGCCCGTACGTTTTCATGCCTCGGATGAAGACCGTCACGTTCGGATTTGTCCGGCAGCTCCACACGCCAGCAGCAGACGGCTGGCGGACGGCGAAAGGGCCGGCCCTCGGTCATTACGTGTGGGGCAACGCCGGGGAGTTCCCTGCCGGCGGTCAGATCTCGAATCGGTTCTGCCTGATCCGGGCTGGGTTGTGGAACTGGACCGACCCAGATGTCCCGGGCGATGACCGGATGACCTTGGTATGGCGGACCGGTTCGCCTCACGCTGACGAGGTGACCGGCTGGCAGTTGAACGATGCCGGCGTTGTGGTCCCGGCCCGGGTCGACAGCCCGGAGTACACCGACGGGTACACAGCGACCGCTTACTTCGACCGGTGGGCTTTAGCGCCGGCTGTCCCGATCGAGTTCAGGGTGGCGCTCGACTACGGCACCCCTGGCGTCGCTGACGGTTGGGTCAAGGTCTGGGCCCGCGTTGTCGGAGATCCCGAATGGGACCAGATCCAGATGCTCGAAGGGTTCCGGTGGGTTGATCAGCCGATGAACGACGGGCTCGGTGAGGGGTTCTCGTTGTGGCTCCCGTGGCATACGTTCGCTGGCGGTCCGGTGGGTGACGCCAGTTACGTGCCAGACAATCCCGAGCGGGCCATGGTCCAGGACTTCGGAGACTTGAAGGTCTGGGCCGGGGAGGTCGCTCCGGGATGACCGATCTCGGGCCGGCGATGTTCATCGATCCGGGGGAGCGGAAGCTCCACATCGTCGGCCAGACGAGACCGTGGAAGCTGTGGGAGGTCCGGGTAGCGAAGACGGTCGACGATTTCGGGCAGAAGCTCGAAGAGATCGAGCAGGGGTTCGTCGAAGTTGTCGACATTCTCTGGTCGCTCGGGCTCGGCCCGCCCGTCGTGTTCGTCGAATCGCCCGCCTACGCACAAGCGAACCGCGCCCATCAGCTGGGCGCGGTCCACGGTGTCATATTCCGGGAAGCTCGACGTCTCGGCTTGGCGTGTGGCCATGTCCCGATCGGGAAAGTCAAGAAGTTCGCGACGGGGAACGGATCGGCGGCGAAGCCGCTGGTCGTGTCGTCGATAGCGGTCCGTACTGGTCTGACATTCCAGACTGATGACGAGGCCGACGCGTTGGCCGGGTATTGCTTTGTGATGGAAGCGCTCGGTCGTCCACACCCGCTCGGCCGGCTACCAAAAACACACATGGCCGCGCTGAAAGACTTCGCTCTGCCGGTGCGACCGAATCAACCTGAAAGGCAAACGAAGTGACCGATCTCGGTCTGATCATCCTGGCTGTCTCAACCATGGCAGCTGTCTCCGCCGGATCCATTGTGGATCTGGCACGCTCGATCCTTCCACGCAGAAGGGTCGAGCAGCTCAGGGCGTCTGTTCCTGCCGACAAGGCAGAGCAGGCGTTCTACTCGGCCCAGGCCGACAACAGCATTCGTGACGCGGTGTTCCGCGACGAATTGGCCGATGACCTGATCGTTCACGGGCTCAACCCCGGGCATTGGTATCTCGACGATCTCCGGTCGTCGGCGCTTGACGCCAGGGTCACGGCTCGGCAGTGGCGTCAGAAAGCAGACGCTGGCGCTACCGATTGGCTGGTCGACTGGCCGGCGGTGCCGGTGTCAGCGGATTCCGAACCGACCGCAGAACATCCCGCGGTGAAAATCAGTTGAGACGCGAGCAGCGCCCCAAGTCGGGGCGCTGCCGTGCTCGTCTCCCAAACCACCCATGGAAAGGAAACAGAGCAATGACTCACAACACTAACCAGGTGATCGAGGTCGACCCGGCAATGGTCGCCGAGTACGGGCCCGCGTCGGGCATCGTCGCGTCGGTCGTCGTCGCGTCAGACGGGCCGATCAAATCGCTCGATGTCGAAGCGCTCAGCGGGATGGGAGGCTCCGAGGTGTACATGGCGTCGCGGCCGCTGGTCGAGGCTGGGATCGTCTACTTCGGCGATGGCGGTTTCTACCGGTCGACCCGTTCGTCGGATTGGTACCGGCGGTGGGTCGAACAGGCTGAGAAAGCGGTCGCTGCGGTGGAGTTCGGGGGCGCGTTCGATTCTGCTGCGAAGGTGATCGTCGCGGCGTCGGTCCTCGACGCTCAAGGCAAGCACGTCACCTTGGCCCGGCTGCTCGACCGTGCTGGTTGCTTGTGGTCTCAAGCGTGGTTGGTCGGTTCGATGCTGCGAGACGCGGGGCTGGCGGAGTACCGACACAATCCTGAGAATGTCATGATCTCCGACGACTGGCGGTTGAGCTTGGTCATGCCACCACCCTCGGCCGAGCGGGCACGACCCGACACCGAAGGCGACGTGCTCACGGTGGAGTTCGGGATGTTCGAGCAGTGACCGGTCTGATGCCAGGCTGCGGGTACACGCCAGAACGCGGGGGCGGGTACACGGTGGAAGATCTCGCTGCCGCTGACAGCCCTTGTGTCGCCGCTCGTGGCCATGTCGCTGTTGGTTCAGCGCGAACGATCGGCGTTGTAGGTCTGTGCCTCGGGTGCTGCCATGCACCTGGTGACCTGCTGTCGAAACTGGCCAGCGAAGTGGCCGGGCAGTGACCGTCCAGTGGGTGAGGGAGTGGGAGCACTGCGCTTCGATGTTCACTTCGCGGATCAACCGGGAGGTGTGGATCGGGATGCCCGCCGAATCTCCCCACATGGACACTGTGGCCGGCGGGTACCGGTCGGTTCGGCGTTGGCTCGAAGAGTACGCGGCCGAGCATTTCATGCCTGCCCGAGGCGAAGACGTTGACGAGATCATGGCGTCGATGCGGTTCCGGGTGACCGGGCGTACCCCGTTCGGCGCTGACCTAGAGATGTCGGTGCTGCGGGCCGACACCACCTGAAAAACGAGTGAGGCCCGGTCTGGAGAAACCAGACCGGGCCTACACTGCGAACTTGTGGAGGCTTCCAGGCCTCCACGAAACATAACTCAGGCACCAGAGATTCTAACGGGCGGAAACGCTCGAACCGATCGTTTCTGGTGCCTACTGACAAAGAAAGGCACCAAATGCAACGATCAACCCCCCGGGGGGCGACGGTCGACCCGACGTTGATTCTGTTCGACCCGGGCGTTTCGCCACAAGCCAAAGCACTGCTGATTGCCTGCGGCTCGGCCGGGCAGAAGGTGGTCGACGGCCAGTACGTCGACGCTCCGCACACGGCGGAAGAGGCAGCGGAATGGTTCGGCGTCAAGCCTGCCACTATCCGCAGGTGGCAGGCCGAGGTCGACGCCTGGCTGACGCGATGAGCGCGCTGATCCCGGAAGAGTTCATAGCTGTGGGGCCGACACTGGTTCGGCACTTCAACCCTGTTGGGGCGATCGTGCTGCAGCAGATCCACTTCGTTGGCGGCATCGATTACTTCGGCGGCGAGTTCGGCGAATGCCGGCTGACCTACCAGAAGCTGGCAGATAAGACCGGGCTGAGCAAAGACGGCGTCTACCGAGCGGTCAAGCGCCTGGTAGAGGCTGGCGTGGTGGAGATAGTCGACCGCGAGCCGGGCGGCATCGTCACCCTGGAGATCAACCATGACAAGCTCCCGGACCCTCCAGAACGGCCGTCGCGAAATCGCCGAGCAGGGTCCGGAGCCGTCGCGAAATCGCCAACGCAGGTCGGGGATATCGCGACGGGTCGCCGCGATATCGCGACGGCTCAGGCCCTGTCACCAGGCGAAACTCAGCCCTTAAGAAGTAGAAGAACTAGAGAAGAAGGAAATGAACCCCCCAACCCCCCGCAAGCGGGGGGCGCCGATCCGACGCTGTTCGTCGTCGACTCACCAGACGGCGGGATCGAGTCAGCTGCCGAACGACGTCACCAAACCGACGCCGAAGACCGCGGCGCTGAGGCCTTGTTCGCTGACTGGTGGGAGCACTACCCGAACGATGTCCGCAAGGGACCGCGGAAGACCGCGCTGCGAGCGTGGAAGAAAGCTCTGCAGCGGGAGCACCTGACCGTCGCCATCCTCACCGAGCGGCGTGACCGCATGGCCGAGCTTCGCCGCCGGTGGTCGACGCATCACTCGCTCCCGATCGAGGAAGCTCCGTTGCCTCACGCGTCGACGTTCATCAACTCGAAGCATGACGAGTACGCGGGGCCGATCAGTCCGAGCATGGTCGCTGGTTGGTGGCCTGGCCCGAAGAAGGCCCGTGCGGCGGCCCCGGTAGATCCCGCGGTTGCGGAGATCCGGGCTCGGCGTGAGGCGAAGCATCGGGCGGAGGCGGAAGAGGCCGAGCGCCGGCGGGTCGCGGGGCATGAGCACGCGATTCTGTTTCTGATGGAGGAAGGCCACTCGCGTGAGGCGGCCGAGGCGATGGTGGAAGGGCAGGCGGGATGAGTGACAAGCTCGAAGCGCGGCGGCTGGTGATTCGTGACTGGCTGCGGGATATCAAGCCATCGATTGGGCTGTTCGCTACCGATGACGACATCGAGACAACGGCCCGGTTGATCAACCGCACGATGTCGCTCGATTGGATGCCGATCGAGATTGTCGATGACGTCTTCGAGTCGTGGGCGAAGTCGGTCAAGAATCCTCGGGCGTTTCCGACCGCGGCGGCGCTGAACGACCACGTTCGTGCTGTCGGCTCCGGCCCGTCGCCGGCGCCGGAGGAACCGCGTGGCGTTCGGCCGACGTCGTTTGCTCGGCCCCGGCGTGAGTTCCTGGAGGCCTACAGCACGGTGCTGGTGGAGTTGGGCAAGGTGTCGCCTGGGGCGAGGGCGATGCTCGAAGGTGGCCTGGCGATCAATCGGCATGACCGGTCGACGTCGCTGGCAGCTGTCGACCCGGTGCTCGACCCGGATACGGGTAGGCCGTTGGGTCGCCCGAAACACGATCATCGTCAGCGTGCTTTCGAGGGCGCTCGGGGTTGCGGTGAGGGCTGCACGAATTGGCGGGCGCGGCAGATCCGAGAGGCGGCGATCCGTAAGGCACTCGAAGGTCTGCCGGAACCTGGCCCTGGTGGCTTGAAGGCTTGCAAGTCTGGTCGTTGCCAATCTGGTTGGGTCTCGGCCCGCGACGGCTCAGGCGTCTACCCGTGCCCTCTGTGCCGCTGTGATGAGTTCAACGCCTGGAAGGCCGGCCCTGCCGGTCCGGAGGCGTCATGACACTTCTATGGATCGGTGTTGTGGCGTGGGCGATTGGCGAGGTCCGGCAGTGGCAGTTCCGGTATCGGGGTCACCCTGACCGGGTTGCGTATCTGGCGGACATGGAAGGCCGGTACCCGTTGTGGGGCCGGCTCCGCAAGTGAATCCCTTGGAAGGGGAAACGATGGCTACGAATGAACCGACGGCTCTGGAGCCGTACACGAAGTACGTCTGCCCGACAGGCGAAGGGCTCGGCCACTCATCGCGTTGGACTGGCGCCTACAAGCACCCTCGGCCTGGTGACGGGCTCTGTCCGTGTGGCGCTGCGATGGTCGAGGCCGTCCCAGACGGGCTGTACATGCTCACGTGGGAGATGGTTAGCCCAGGTGAGGTGGAATGGCGCCCGGTTTGGAAGGAACACAGGCGGCTAGCGGCGGCCGAATCGCAGAAGGCTGGGCTCCTAGATCTGGCCGAACAGGGGGAGCTGATCAGAAACGTTGATCTCCAGACCCTTTGGTCGATCGAACCGGCCGAGGCGCCGTCGGCTCCCGAGTTCGTGTCAGCGGTCGAGCGGGCGATGGTGAACGTGAACGATCGGCTTGCTGATCTGGCCCGGTCGAGACAGGTCCTCGATCTCGACATGAACGGTCTAGTCGCGGCGTGCGCTGATCTGGCGGCGCTGGTCTACGAGCAGCAGGGGAACGTTCCGAACGTTCCGGAGCCGGTCGAGGAGCAATGCCCGGCCGACTCAGCCGATTGCCCTGGCTGCGGTGACGCCTGGCAGACGGAGACCGCCGATGGCCCCACTTGTGAGTACTGCGGCGGCGACGGCCCGGTCATAACCGGCTTCGCCGATGCGAGTCAGGGTCAGTCAGCGGAGACCTTGACTGATGAGGAGCTGGCGGCCGCTCATCGGGCGTATTGGGCCCGGTTGGGGTTCGGCGGTGCCGAATGAAACCCAAAGTTGCCGAGCCGATCGTCTTTCTTGTCGTCTTCATGACCGTGGTCGTGGCCGTCACTGCCCTGCTTATTATATTTTTCGGGGTCGGGCGCTGATGAAACGATCACCGATCGTGCGGAAGAAGCCGATGGCCCGGGGCGCGGGCCCGGGTCGATCGAAGAAGCGGATCGCTCCGAGGTCGAAGAAGACCAGCGACCGAGACCGGTACTACGCCGCGCTGCGCCCGATGGCGGCAGTAGAGCGCTGCCAGGCGGAAGGGATGCTGCCGGCCGGCTGCGCTGGCTTGGCTGCGGAATGCCACCACGCGCAAGGCCGAGGCGTCGGGTTCATGCTCAACGTCGCTACCTGGCGGTGGTTGTGCTCCCCGTGCCATCTGTACGTCACTGACCACACCCCGGAGGCCCGAGAGCTGGGTTTGTCCGGGTACCGACATGGAGAGATTCCACTGATGGACAGCAAGATCCGATCCTGCAGCGCTTGCGGCCGGCCGATGGTGTGGGCGACCACAGAAGCCGGGAAGTCGATCCCGCTCCAGGGCGACCGCGAGGCCGGGGCGCCGACCGAGTTCGACGACAACGGGAAGGCCGGGAGGATCCAGCTGGCGTCTACCGAGCTTGCCTTGTTCGAGGCTGGTGCTGGCGATGTCGACGGCCAGGGGCGGCTCGTGGTTCGTGTCCTGGCCGATGGTGAAGCGCCGGCGCCGGATCAACCGATCTGGCTGTCACACTTCGTCGACTGCCCTCACTCGAAGAGCTACAAGGCCGGAAGGGGTCTCTGATGTCGATCAAATCAGAAGGTCGGAAAGCTGTGGCTGCCGCGGCGATGGTTGTCGCTGTTCTCGGGTGCCAAGAAGACCGAGGGGAAAACGTGGTAGATCCAGCGCCGGCAGTTGATACCTCGGTAACGTCGGTGCCAGTCGGGAGCGGGGCAGTACATGCTTCGATCCAGATGGAATCGGATTGTTCAGAGCTGCAGGCGTCATTTGACCGATCGTGGGGCCACCACCAGCGCCATGCCGATAGCGGCAACATCGAGGCCATGGAGTGGGCGACGGCATACATGGAAGCGGCCGACCGTCGGATGATCGAGATTGGTTGCACCGATGGATGATCACGGCTCGAAAGGTCTCGCTGCGGCTCTGCAAGCGGCGATGAACGCAGAAATGGAGATGGCGGCGGGCTTCGCATCGTTCGATGCTGGCGAGGTCCATCAGATGTTCATCGATGCTGCTGCTCGACGTAAACGGTTCCACATCGAAGAGATCGAGCGGCGCTGCTGGGCGATGACCAGGACGGCGCGGCTATGAGGCGGCCGTGCGAGTCGTGCGACATGCTCGGATCCCACGCGGTCGACTGTCCGGAAACGGTGTGGGTCCTCGTGGTCCAGGTGCTCAACCTGGATCATCCCGATGAGAATCCGGCCTACCCGACAGCGGTGTTCTCGTCGAAGGCGGATCTGGTCGCCTACGTCGAAGGTCCGGTGGCAAGGCAGAACCCAGATCACCCGCTGCGCCCGATCGGGAAAACGGGCACCTTCTGGCGCATCGGTCCGGACGAAGACGAGGGCTTTTTCGGTCACAAACCTAGGGAGCTGCAGGGGTACCAGGTGAGACGGCTGTGAGCGTTTCGGTGCAGAGCGATGTCCACTGTGACGGCGCTTCGGTCGGCGCTGACACAGACAGGTGCTTCGGTTGGATCGAAGGCGTCAGCGGTCTGTCGGTTGACCGGCCCGGGGCTCGGGCGAAGGCCAGATCGTCTGGTTGGGTGCACCAGAAGGGCAAGGATCTGTGTCCCGGCTGCGCTGAAGGCATCGGCCAAGTCTGATTGTCGGCTGTTCTGTGCCCCACACTGGGGCGCAGGATGGCCGACCGCTGGGACATAGACGCGCTGTGTCGCGGTGAGGACACGGATCTGTGGTTCCCGGAGGCCGGCGCCCCAGACAATCAGGGCAAGGCAGCGAAAACGGTTTGTGCGAGGTGCGAGGTCGCTGCGGTCTGTTTGGACGAAGCGGTCGAGGCCCGAATACCGGATGGCATATTTGGCGGTTCTGGCGGCGCTCGACGGCAGTGGCTGTCTGCTGTTCGTGCGGCTGTCCCCGCGGCGGTGTGGGATCGGATCGTTGAGCGTGAACTGGCCGAGGTCCGGCGGTGGACCGGTGTCGACCCTCGGCCGGCCCCGATCGAACCGCAGCGGGATTGCTGGCGTTGCGGTTCGACGGTTCCTCAAGGCCGACACCCTGTCGATTGGAACGGACCGGACGCGACATGCGGGAAGGTGTCGACCTACAACCGGGGTTGTCGTTGCTTGGCTTGCAAGGCCGAGAAACAGGACCACGGTCGGCGTGGAAGATCCAAGTCCGACCCCCCGGGGGGTAGCGTGGGCGATGAGCTTACGACCACACACGAAAGGCTCTTCGATATGGGAACAGTGACAGAGATAGCTCCGGTCAGCGACGACGGGAACGACGACATCGACGGTGACCTGGCCGACTCAGCCGATTGCCCTGGCTGCGGTGACGCCTGGCAGACGGAGACCGCCGATGGCCCCACTTGTGAGTACTGCGGCGGCGACGGCCCGGCGGAATCAGCCGATGAGGGCGAAGAGTCAGCGGAGACCCTGACCGACGAGGAGCTGGCGGCCGTTCATCGGGCATGGGAGAGCACGGAACCGGTCGACCCGTCCGGCGAGATCTTCGAGCATCGCCGGCTCAACCTCGAAGGCTTGAAGCCGGACGCGGAGACCGTCGCCCGGATCGGCGTCTACGCGCAGCGGGTCAATTCGTCGGATCGGTTCTGGCTTGGCGACTGGGGCAACTGGGCGGAGAAGCACTACGGCGACCGGTTCTGGCAGTTCGTCGATCAGGCCCTGGTGCAGGATCCAAAGACCCTGTCGAACTACATGGGTGTCTGCGCTCGGATCCCGCTCGCGGAGCGGGCTGATGGTGTCCGGCCGACGTTGTCATGGTCGCACTACCGATACGCCGCGGATTTGCCTGAGACCGGCGACCGTTTGGCTGTCCTCGATCGGGCCGAAGCGGAAGGTTTGACCACCAACCAGACGCAGGACATCTGCAGGGCGATGAAGAAAGGGCAGACCCTCGACGATGCCACCGAAGAAGCCGTCGCACGCGACTTGGCAACGACTGGGTCGTGGTCGTTGACGTTCACTCTCGGTCGGGAGCATCTCGACTGGGGCAACACGATCCATGAGGCCTTGCAGAAGGCCCTGGTCAAGCATCTGGGTTCGGCTGGGATCGAGGCCACGAAGATCACACCGACGAAGTCTGGCGCTGCGACGTCGTCATGATCTCCGCATCGGTTCACACTCAGATCACGGCCGCCCTGGCCGATCTTCTCCATTTGCGGTCCGCTCTGTCTGAGATGGGCGGCCAGGTCACTGCCGTCGTCGAAGCTATCGGCCAGGTCCTCGACGATGACCTGGCCGCACGGTCCAAGATGGACGCAGTGACAAGCGCTCATCTGACCGGCTCGCTGGAAGGCCTGGGCGACGCCTACGGCCCGATGGGTGTCGCTCTGGCAGCGGCGGCGCTGACCAACACCGATGCGCTGATAGCAGCGCTGACGCCGGAGAATGACAGAGGGCCAGCTATCCCGGCCCGAGCGGTGTCTCCCGACGAAGGATGAGGCGCTGCGGTTCCTACCCGATCCTGATTGTGGCTGCGACCGTCGCCGGTGTCGGTATCGGTGTTGTGCTGCTGGTCGGGGCCAGGATCGCCGCCCGGTAGACGCTAATCGTCGGTCACCGCGCGTATCGGCCACACTGGGCTGACGATGCGCGCGGTGACCAATTGACTGACCGACAGGAATGGCCCGATCCTCCGGCGCCGGACGGGCCGATGCCAGACGGCTGGAAACCAGAGCGGTGGATCGCGTTCTGCTCGTTTCTTGCTGGGGGGACATACGACGATGCCGCGGAGCTGGCGAACGTCTCAACGGGGACGGTGTCACGGTGGCTCAAGGCATGGCGGAAGGTCTACGGCCCGCAGCTGTTCAAGGCCGAAGCGAAATCTAACGAGCGGGCCAACCAGCGCCGGCAGGGCAACATCGAGCGCCGCGAATGGCGTGAGGCCAGACTGCAGCAGGCCAACGCTTCGGGTGTGCTAGCCGGCAAAGCAGCCGAGGTCCTCGACGAAATGCTCGACCGGTACCGGGCCGATGTGAAGGCCGGGCGTGTCCAGGTCGATGCCTCTGATCTGCTCGCTCTCTCCCAAGTCGTCGAGCGGTCGGTGCAGGTCGCTGACCGGTTGGTCGGTATCCCGCATCCCGACAAGGTGGTTCGGCTCACTCAGAACAACCTGAATTTCGGTGAGGGCGGCGCTCCGCCCTCGAAGGGCGTGGTCGCGGCGTTGGAGGGCAAGCACGGCAGGTCTGATGACACCGCGACGAAGATAGCGACGGCAAAGAAAGCCCTCCTCGGGATCCAGGCGTTGCGGCGTCCACCGATCGAGGTCCAAGAATCGAACGGGCAATGATCGTCACGCTGGCTGAACTGGCCGAAGACGACGAACTCCGCGACCGGTTGGCGTTCCTCGCTGAAACCCAGGTGCATGACCCCGAGGCGTTCGAGGCGTTCAGGGTCATGCACCCGGATTTGTGCGCCGACGTCGAAGAGGCGTTGCGGGGCCTGTCGATCGAGGTCTCATCGGCCGAGTGGCGAGAAGGCGCGGCCCGGCCAGAACAGCTGATCCCGGGCACCCCTGGGAGCTTCTCCGATCGGGTCGACTGGACGGTATGGCTTCTCATGGGCGGCCGAGGCTCGGGGAAGACGAGAACCGGGGCTGAAGCGGTCAAGGAGATGGTTCTCGGTCGGGTGTGGACGGAGACACCGTTTGTGGCGCTGGTCGGGCAGACCCTCGACGATGTGCGGACGACGATGGTCGAGCAGACCCTGCTCCCGATCCTGCCACCTGGGAGCGTGCTCAAGTGGAACCGGTCGACGGTGGAGCTCTATCTGAGCAACGGCGCCTACCTGAAGGGCTACGGCTCCGATTCGCCTCGCAGGCTCCGAGGTTTCAACGGCCACATCGCTTGGTGTGACGAGCTGGCCACGTTCACTGACGCTGACCGTTCACCAGCGGCGCCGGATACGACGTGGACGAACATGATGATGGCGCTCCGCGAGGACGACGGTGGTACGTGGACACCGAGGATCGTCGCGACGACTACGCCGAAGGCGGTCCGGCTCCTCCAGAACGATGACCCGCTCGACCTGTCGAACCCTGGCCCTGGGATCCACGATCAGCCATCGACGGTCGTGTCGAACATGAGCACGTTCGCCAACGTCGAGCACCTGGCCGAGTCGTTCATTGCGAACACGGTCATGCCGCTCAAGGGAACCAGGATCTGGGACCAGGAGGTCCTCGGGAAGCTGCTAGGGGCGTCCCTGGGGGCGTTCTGGACGCTCGAAGCGGCCGAGGCGATGGTATGCGCCGACGGTCCTCTCGAATGGCGTGTGCGGGCTGGAGGGCTCGATCAGGTCGTTGTAGCGGTCGACCCGTCTGTCGGCGCTGGCGACGGCGATGAGTGCGGGATCATGGTCATGGGCTTGGCCCGAGACGGCCGCGTCTACATGCTCGAAGACCTGTCACTTCGAGCACATCCGTCGAAGTGGTCGAAAGTCGTCTCTGACGCTGTGACGAAATGGGCGGGGACCGCGTACTCGACCCCTGACATCGTCGGTGTCCGATCGAAACCAGACGACCGGCCTGGGATCTGTGTCGTGGCCGAGTACAACAACGGTCACACGCTGGTGACTGAGACTCTGTCCGCTGCCGGCGTCAACGTCGACATCTTCCCTGTTTGGGCTTCAACGAAGAAGCGTGCACGGATCGAGCCGGTAGCTGTCCTGTCCGACAGGGAGATGCCCGACGACCCGAATCGCGGGATGATCCGCATCGCTGACCCGACCGGTGCACCGAAGCTGCGTAAGCAGATGACGACCTACGAGGGCGACGGCGATTCCCCTGACCGGCTCGACGCGTTCGTTTACGGTGTCGCGTGGCTGAAGCCGCAGGAATGGGGCATGCAATCCATATTCTCGGTCGGTGAAATGGTCGGCGCTCGACCCTGACCACAAACCAGACGTTGCCTCCCAACATCACACGGTGTTAGGGTCCCGTTCATGGCTACAGCACCAATGATCCTCATCCCCTTGGTCGAGGCATGCGACACCGAAGCGGAGCGAGTGCTCGCGGAGACGGCGCAGGCCGTGCTCATGTGGGAGACACGCAGTTTCCGGCACGACGCCCCAGAGAATCCCAATCATCCTGACTACGCCCTGGCCGAGTTCGGCTCGCTCCCGTTGCTCCGTGCGTTCCAGGCGTTGGAGCTGTCCCGAGGCCGTGGCTACCCGGAGCACCTGGTGACCCTGGCCGACTCGATCAGTGAGCGGCTCATGAATGAGCTAGAAGCCCGTCTGGACATCCGCCCCGACGATGCCTTCTGATCTAGCCAGCAGGCTCCGCTACGGGGCCTGCTGGATCTGTTCGCGCCCGCTCGAACGGTTTGACCATTGGGTCTGCCGAAACTGTGACGAGGAAGAATGACCGAGATCTACCTGGTATTGCTCTACGCGGCCGAGCGGGCCAACGAGTCGCTTCGGGCTTCTGGCCCGGCTCGCCTGATCGTCGCTGCCGTCATCGGGTGGACGGCCTGGCCCGAGATCCGCCGGTTCATCCGTGACACCTTCGACCCGTGGGAGATCGGCTGATGGCTGGGCGTCTGACCGCTGCAGGGGAACAGCACCATCCTTGCAAGTTCTCCGATTCGATCCTGGCCGAGCTGGACCGGATCCTGCATGACGACCCGCAACCGGTCGAGCGGGTCATCGTCGACCCGTTCGCCGGCACTGGAGAGAAACTCGATCTGATTCTCCGGCGCTCTGAATGGGCCGGTATCGAGCTGGAGGGCGAATGGGCGAGCATGAATCCCAACGTCCGCAAGGGCGACGCGCTCGACCCGACCGCCTACCCGCCCCGGATCGGAGCGATTGTCACCTCGACGACGTACGGGAACCGGTTCGGTGACTGCTATCTCGGTCCACCGTGCCCAAGCTGTAAGGCAGGCCGAGACGTCCCGGCTGAGGGCTGCAAGCTCTGCTATGGGGTCGGAGCCGACCCGACGGGGAGGTCGAGCTACGCGGTGTCGCTCGGCCGTCCGCCGTCGCGGGGATCGTCAGCTGCGATGAAGTGGGGACCGAAATTCTGGTTGTTCCACCAGCGTTGGCTCCGCCTCGCCGCGTTCGTTCTCGACCCGGGCCCGCGCCGGCTCATCCTGAACGTCTCTGATTTCAACGTCGACCGGAAACGTGTCTACGCGCCGAGCTGGTGGATCGAAGCTGCTGAGGCTGCAGGGTTCAGGCTCGACTACGCACTGCCGGTCGTCACCCCGAGACTGAAGATGAACCATCTTCGGCCAGGGGCGGCCCCGATGATCCCACATGAGTTGATCATGGTCTTCGACCTGGAAGTGTCCCCGCCTCGGTGGGTCGACCTGTCGGGCACCTGGGAACATTCGGCGTCTGGCCCGAGAGTTGTCCATTCATCAACCCCAACAAGTGAGGTAACGCAATGCTCGAACTAGTAGCAGTGTCGTCCGATATCGCACTGATAGGCGCGGTCGCGGTAGCAGGATTTGTAGCGGTGGCAGGCCTGAACGCAGCGTCTGATTTCGATTCACGACGGACAGCTAAGGCCCGGGCGGAGAGGAGAGCCGCGCAGAAGAGGACAACAGCGACGTCGGTTCCGAGGAGCGCTGTCATGGCTCCGGTCACTGGGCAGCATCGGATCATCCGGCCGCCCTCGATCAAGGCGCCTACATCGACGATGCCGATGGTCCGTAACGCCGGCAGGCCGACGGCTCCCGAGTCGATCACCACGGCACACGCGGTGATCTCAACGGACTCGGTCCCCGCCCACCGTTACGAGGCGTTGCGGCGACGGTTGGAGTTCGAGACGTCGACGCTGCGACGGTCGACACAAGATGCAGCGATGCTTCGGCAGCAAGTCGCCCAGCTCCAGGGTGACCTGAAACGAGAATGCACGATCCGCGGCGAGGTCGACCCGATCCTTCGTGAGTTGTGGGAGCGGCCCAGCTCAGCCGACCGTCTCCAGTCGGTTCTCGGTATCAGCCACGTCGATCTGACTGACCGCCTGAACCGGTTGCAGTGGCTCACCGATCAGGTCGTCAGAGGCCCCGACGGCCGGTATCAGCTTCGCGGCCCGGAGCTGCCGGCGCTCGGTTCCGGTGTCGGTATCGAGGCCGAGTCGTTCCTGGAGCTGGTCGAAGCATGACAACGGTGATCCTCGACCCCTTCGAGCTGCAGACCCTCGACGGCCTGGCTCACCATCTGCCGTTGAGCATGCCCTTGGCCATGGCGACGTCAGGACCGAAGAAGCCGAACTACCCGCAGTTCTACGTCAGCCGGAAGGCCACGGTCTCCGGTTGTTTCGTTGAGCACACCGCGGAGAACAACACCGATTTCACGGCCCCGTACTCGGGCGCTGAAGGCGTCGTCTCGTGGATGCTGACCCGCCCGGACCCTGGCAGCTATCACACGGTCTCAGACGCTGCCAGGGTCATCAGGGCCGGTTCGTACGGTTGGCAGATGCACCATGAGGGCACGGGCGGCAACCGTCACTCGATTGGTCTGGCTTGCGCTGTGAAGGCCGGAGATTGGCCGCGCCTGATCGGGTCACACAAACGGTTGGCGTCGCTCCTGATCGCGAAACACGCGCTGGCAGCGGCCGACGCGATCCTTTGGCTCCGGTCCACGGTCGGGATCGACACGCCGCGACGTCGGATCACGGCAGACGAATACCACGACAGGATCCCTGGGTTCGTCGGCCACGGCGAGCTAGACCCTGGCCGCCGGTACGACCCGGGGGATGGGTTCCCGTGGGCGGAATATTTCGAGATGATCAACTACTTGTTGGAGGCCCCTGATATGACAATCGGAACAAACATTTCTTCTTGGCCAGGCGAAGCGCAGATGCGAGCTGATCTGTTCGCGATGTACGAGTCGCTGCTAGGCCCTGGCGACTATTCAGACTCTGTCGCTTCGTGGATGCGGGATCTGATCAACAAGAAATACGGGGCTCCTCCCGAGGGCGCTGCTGCCGACCCGTGGAACTCTCCAGGCCCGACCATGGATTACATCCGGTGGCAGCTGGTCATCCATGCACAGAAAACCGGTGCTGCATGAGAGAACAGATCAGCGACGCTATCGAGGCGCTCACGATCGGGATCGAAGCGATCACGGCGGAACGCGACGGCTACCGACAAGAGGCCGAAGACGCTGAGGATCGTGCATCTCGGGCTGAGCGGGAATCCGCTCGACTGGCGGAGGAAGTGGCGGAACTGGCAGCCGAGGTCGTCGAGCTGCGACGCCAGGCCGGTGTCGCTGATGAAACCTCGGATCCTCCTGTCCTGCCGGCCCCGGTGCTGATGATGCCCCGGCCTGGTTGGCCAGTCGGTCAGGTCGATTTCGGCGACGTCGGAACAGCGATCGGGAACGGCATGTACGGGTTCCTGAGAGCGCCGGGCTCACTCCAGCGGATTGTCAGCTCAGGATCGCCGGCGTGGCTGGCCGTCGGCGCTGGCCGTGATCCAATCGGCGACGCACCGGATTTGATTGTCAACCTCGACCCGGGCGATGGCGCCCGCCCGGCAGCAACCAAGATCGTCGGCCAGTTACCCAATCCGGCTCAGGTCGTGTCGGTCAGCTTCGGTGTCCGTTTCGATTCCGCCGGAGATGTCGGCGAACTGCCCGAGTACGTGCGGCTCGCGACCGTGGTCTCGTGGAACGGCCGTTCTGAATCTAAATCTGGGATAGCTGTCGTCATGTGGAACGATCACACGGCAGAAGGCGGCGCCAGGTTCGGGCTGCGGGTCCTCCACCCTGACGCTGACGGCGGCGACATCGAGGCGATGGACCATCTGCACCGTGAGCTTTGGGTCGCGAGGTCGCCTCACTCGACGGAGGTCCACAGCCGCTCATACTTCGATCCTGGCTCGACGGAATGGATGGTTGACCCTTCGTGGCGCGTCGAGCCGCGGACAGCGTGGAACGTCCGCCTGGAGGCGTCACACCCCGACGTCGCGGGCCCGTCCGGTTGGGCTCGCTTGTTCCTCAACAACGAGGTAGCCGTCGACGTGGACGGCATCGCTATGGAAGACAGCCGCGACGAGACGGCAGGCGACCTGCCGGGCCACGGCTGGAATTTCGCTGGCATCGACATTGAACCGAGAGGCAAGGTTCCGCCTCACTCGACAGTGACGATCAGGGATCTCACAGTCAGGCCAGTCGCGTGACCGGCGCCGGCAGCTCCCCACCTTCGGTAATGCCTCTCCGGTGGGTGGCTGAACAGCTGCATGCTCAAGGGGTCCAGTCGTCGTGGTCGGTCCAGACGAACCAACAGCATCCACAAGTCGGCGGATTCGATTTGTACCGGCTCGGGCTCGAACATTGGTTGACGATGCCCGCCCCGCATTTCTTGCGGGGAGACACCTATCAGACATCCGAATACGTCGACGAATACACGACAGTTCTAGCTGACGCTATAGCTGCTGCAGCTACCGATATGGGCAAAGTCCAAGGTGTTCTAGGGTCGATGGAAAGACGGATCCGCAACAAAGAACACCTACGCAAACCAGCCGATCCACCCATATGGACCCCGTAACGACCACAAGTCAGCGACAAAGGAATCAGCGACGATGTCCAAATGCCAAGCAAATGCGAATACCGAAGGTAAACCCGTCTACTTCGTGTCGATGCCGAACGAGGTAACCGACCACCTGACAGAACAGGCAGCAGAGAGGCTGATCAAATCAACGGCCGAGACCGCTCAACCTGAGATCGTGGGCCACGGCCCCGATCCTGTCCGCGGCATGGGTAAGAGCCGCTCTGACCGAGCTGGGAGCGCAGCAACCATGACCAACGAACCGCCTCTCTGCCCCCCGGGGGGTCACGACTTCGTCTGCTTTTGCGGCGATTCCATTGACTCGCACTACCCAGGCGACGGGCATACCCCGGTGTCGCTCGGCTGTGCCTACTGCCACCGGACACCAGCTGACGCAGAAGAGGAGCACCGCGAAGCAACAGTGATATCGCTCGGCTTCGAGCCGACACGGTCGAGGCGCATCACACAGATCGGAGGCTTCAACGCCGATCGAGCGCTCTACGACGATCGGATGCTCTACGACGAGATCCATGACTTCATGGGCCGGCCCCGCCCGACCCGGCAGCGGTTCCGTCGTGCGGTCGGCCGGCTACTCCGCTCGGTGGGCGCTCGCCGGCTGGCACAGAACATCAACCCTCGGCCGCCATCGGCCAGGAAGGACGAACGATGAGCCGAGTACCAAATCCCTCGGACAGCAAACTGGAATGCCCTGCATGCGGACTGGAAACAGTCAGACTGGCCAGATCATTTAGGAACGGCGGACCATGCCCGAACTGTGGCCTGCCCTATGCCGTACTCAAACAGATTTACGATTTGCGAGTCTCGATGGCAGGCCAGATCGTTGCAGCGCAACTAGAGAAGCTGCTCGTTGAGAACGACAAACTAAAGACCCTGACGGCGGCGGCCAGCGACTCAGAATCCAAATGGCGAGAAAGAGCGGTTGCAGCCGAAGCCATAATTTCGGCTGTGGCGTCATCGATCGGCAACCCGATCTCATGCCATGAATGCGACGACACTGACGGGCCATTCCGTTGCACCGAATGCAGTGACCGATGAGCCGATCATTCGAGTGGACCGCAGTACCCGAACCTGCCCCGGATCTGCCGACCGGCGGGTTCAGCCTGGACACAGCTCGATGGTTGTCGGACGGCGAAGACCCGAACGACGGCATGCCCGAGGTGCTGCACCAAAACTCAGTGAGATGCCTGGAAGACCGCTTATGGATCCTAGGGAGTCTGGCCGAGGACCGTCCCGACTTGTCCGGTGAGATCACCGATCTGGTCCAGATGATCGCAGCGCTCCGCAAGTTCCCTTCCATACGACTGGAGATCACACGATGACCAACCGAGCAGCTCACGCTGCCCGAGAGCTAGACCTTCTAGCTCGACGCAACCCAGACCACGACGAGGCCGACGAGGCGATACACAACTCGATCGTCCAGGCGATCGAGGCGATCACCGCCGGCTACCAGCACAGCGGCGGGTCGATGTCGTTGACGATCGAGGCCCTGAACCGGCTCCTGAACTACGAGAACCTGACCCCGCTCACCGACGACCCAGACGAGTGGATCGACCGTAGCGAAGCCACCGGAGTCAAATGCTGGCAGAACCGACGGAACCCGAAGGTGTTCAACAACAACGGTCCGGCCGTCGAAGGCTCATGGAACGTCGACGACGTCGAAGAACTACGAGGCGATCACCCGTCGACCGGCCAGGTTCCTGGCGAACCGACCTACCCGGACAGTCCACTGTCCTGGCACAAAGACTCCGCAAGTTCGACCGGCTACACCCTGATGGTCGCCGATTCCGTGATCGATGATGCCGACGGCGCCCCGCTCCCCGGCGATGACTACACCTGGGGCGACGCCTCCAACGTGATTGAGACAGCATGGGCGCTCATAGCGAACGCTGGAGGTGGGAACTGGGACCTGGAGGCGGACGACTGGCGGGAAGCTGCCGGCTACTGGCGAGATCGACTCTTCGAGCCATGGATCAAAGAACAGACGCGGCTCAAAGAAGAAGCCGAACAGGCCCTACAACCAGGCACCAGCAGATGACTACGCGAGGCCACACGATCGGTTTCAGCCGAGTTGACACCATCCTGCTGAGCTGGTTCCTCTGCCGGTGGGAGGAAGACGACAGGGCCGAAGTCCTCGCGGATCTGGCCGACGAGACCGGCCTGGTCCTCGACGAGGCCGTAGCCGCGGCCCTGGCTGACACAGCAGCCGAGTTCGCGGCATGGGCATCGGCTACGGCCGGCACTCCCCTTGTGTCCGTGCTCGGCCCAACTACGGCATCCTCGATCTTCCCCTACGGCCGCGCCGGTTGCGGCTGGGAGTCGGCCGGGATCAACTGCAACCTGCCGGCAGGACACGACGGCAGCCACAACTGGCCCGAACCGGTATCGGTCTTCGACACGGCCAAGCTGCCATGACCACCAGCGACGACTGGCGCCGGCAGGCCAACTGCAGGGGAGCAGACCGCTCCGTGTTCTTCCCCGACCAGGGCGGCAACATCTCCTACCCGAAAGCTATCTGCGCCGGTTGCACCGTCCGAACCGAATGCTTCAACGAAGCACTCGCGACCGGGGAACGCTTCGGGATCTGGGGAGGCAGCACAGAAAAAGAACGTCGCCCGATCCGAATGAAACAGAAAGCCAGCACATGACCGACAGCATCGCGTTCGTCCTCGACCCCAACACCCCCACACGAAAACCAGCGACAGCCCTAGCCAGCGCCCTACTCGACCTCGCAGGCGCCGCGATCACACTCGCATCCAAACTCCACCGCCTCAACATCCACGCCATCGACACCGCAACCCCCTACCCGATCGAAGGCGAACGAATGCGCCTCGACCCACACGACACCGACCAATTCGACGACTACGCCATCTGCCCCCAATGCACCGCGGCCATCCCAACTATCCCCTACGGCTCCCCCTACACGACAGAAGACAACCCAGCGGTCGCCGCAACCCCATGCGCGGACTGCCGCGCGGCGACCCGCGCGCGATTTCCCGACAACAAAAACCCGAGGAAACTCCAGTGATCACACGCAAACCAGACCCAGCCGAACGCTGGACCTACGGGACCCGCTGCTCTTGGTCCGGACCAGCAACCCAAACAGCCCAGGAGATCGGCCAGTGCGTCTGCCCGCACTGCGGCAACGCTGTCTACCAGGTCGGCTCATACAGCGAATGGTTCGCCGCGCTCGAACGGTACGCCACCGAGATCTCGGCCCCTGACCTGATCCGCTTCTCGAAATGGACCGCCGAACTGGCACGAACCACCTGCATCGCCAGATCAACCGACCTGTATGAGCGGTACCTGGCCGAGACAGACGCCGAGGTGTCGACAGCACTCGCACGCATGTGCGCCGGCTCAGATTTCGCTGTGGCTGCAGCGTTCGCCCCGACCGGTACCGGGGCCCGCGAAGCCGTTCACTATCTCGCTGAACAGTTGGGAGTCGAGGTGATCGTCGACCCGCTCGATTCCGGCGAAGTCGCCGAATTGATGGCGATCACGAAAAACGAACTACGTCGCCGCTTGTCGCAGGCCCCGCACCGTGCTCCGGTACCGGTCGGGAAGGTCCACACGACAACGGTTTGGGAAGCTGCCACGGTCGCCGCTTGGATCGAGGTCGACCGGAGCGAGTAGTATCCCTGTTGCCGGTCGGCCCCCTTCTCGTTAGCTGCGGATACGGGGCATCTGGTTTGTTGGGAAACAAGGCTGAAGGCCAGTGAGGGTGCGGCGGCGCCTCGCTGGCCTTCTCCGCGTCTACCCCTCGCGGGGTAGACGGTCGAGGTCGACGGGAGTCGGTTACCCGCGCGTGGGGGATGTTAAATAACTCCTGGTCAGAGGCTCGGCCTGTTGGGTAGTGATTTGGCTCTACCGGGGGTTCGGCCGGAGACCGGCCGAACGCGTAGCCTGCCCGCATGGATGCATTCCCGCTGGCAGAAGGGCTACGTTCTCACTCATGGACGACAGGACAGAACCGCGATGAACGAACTGACGAGAGAGTTCATGATCGGCATCGTCGGCCTGGCTGCAGGATGGACGCTGCGGGATTTGCTGTACTGGCTCGGCTCACACAGACCGGCCCGGCACTAAACAGGAAGGGATGCGGATGACCGGGGAGAACGACGACCCGGCCCGACCGCCGGCAGAGGTCCCGATCCCGTCCGACACTGCCGGTCAGAATCTGGTCCAGACTGCGCAGCTTGTGGCGTTGGTCGCTCTCGTGGTCGTGGTCGTATCAGGCCAGATCCTCGGTGTCCCTGTTGACCGGGAAGTGATCATAGGGATCGTTGCTCTCGGTTTCGGTATCGACCCGAAGCTCCGCGGCATCCTCCCAAGGAAGGGCTGAGGGATGGACCGGAACAGGCACGTGTGGTTGATAGCGAAGGAGAATTGGCCGATCGTTGTCGTGTTCCTCCTCCTGGCCTACGGGGCGACGAAGGTGTGGGACGCGTGGATAGCGGCGACGACTCCAGCGTTGACGACAGCTGACGTGTTCCAGTACAGCTCGATCGAGTTCGAGAAGACTGACGTCGAGGACCAGGTCCTGCTGATGGCGTCGACGGTGACTTACTGGCGGGCACCGGATTCGGTGCGATGGAACGACCGGCTCCGCTGCGAACCCCTCGACCCCGAGGGGGGTACTGTCCCGAAAGACTGGTTGCTCAGGGCTTCCCAGTCGTTCGAGTCGGAAGGGCTTGACGTTGAACCGTTAGGAGCCGAGCAGGTGAACCCGTGGACGTTCGGCGCTGGCCAGGGGAGGACGTACCCGCTCGACGACCGCCGGTGTGTGATGTTCTCGACGGTCACGGTCGAGGTCGACGGGCAGCGGTTCATGGTCGATATCGAGTCGGCTCCGTTCCGGCCTGGCCGGTAGCCTCACGTCTATGGCTGCAGAGATCGATCCGAGTAACAGGCAGATGGTCGGCAGTCAGGGCGAAGCTGTCGTGGTGTTGTTCCCGAACCTGGTTATGACTCCGGTCGAGGCGTTGACTCACGCTGCTTGGCTGGTGGCGGTCTCGGAGGTCGTTGACCCGTCGCTCCGGTTCGCTGATTTCGTCGAGGCTGTTCGGAACACCTGACGGCTCTACGCTGGCCGGATGAACAGCGACACAGAAACCACCGCGTCCGAACCGGCGGAGGATCGACCGCTACAACGGTGGGAGCAATCCAGGCCGGTACTCGGCCGTGACGTCGGGGCGCCGATCTGCGAGCTTCTCGGCATCGACCCGGCAAAGGCGAAATCGGTCAGTCTCCAATTCGATCCGGGCAGCATGGCTGCGGTCACGATCAAATGGTTCCCGTCGGCGTCTGACCTTGCTCGCCTGGCCCTGGTCTTTACTGAGATCGAAGCGGAAGAGCAACGGCGGATCGATTCGCTCCGGCAGGCGAAATACGATGAACACGAGACGTTGGCGGCCGAGGCTGCAGATGCCCGTCGTGAATCGAAACGGCTCTACGCCGATGCTGATGAGATGGCCAAGCGTGCGGAGCGGCTCCGGGCCGATCTGGGATGGTCACCCAAATCCGACGTCGACCAGGACGGCACCGAAGGCCACAAGCAAGCCGCCCCGCGGGATCTTGAAGCCGATGTGCGAGCTACTACGGCCGAGGCCAGGGAGTTCCTTTGGGATCTGCCTACGTCTAGTAGCGTCGGGGAATGACATCAGCGACCGTGTACCTGTCTCGTCTGGTCCGGGCGCGGTCGCTGCTGTACGCGACGGTGCTCGCGACCGGTAACGGCCTGGTTGCCAGCGGCACGGTCGACATCGACGACACGACGTTGGCGGCGCTGAACGCTGCGCTCGGCTTGTGGATCCTTCTCGCTCACGCGGTGTTCGTCGGCGGCGACATCGCCGAGATCGACAAGGCCGTGACACAACGGGCTACGGACCTGGCAGCGATCCTGGTGGCGCCCTCGACCGAGCCGGAACGGCAGCACCGTGCCAACGAGGCGGCCACGTTCCGGCCGCCGTCGTCGCTCGGGACGATCGACGAAGAACTGGCCCGGCTCGGCGCGTCCCGTTCGGACCTTCCTCCCGGTCCTCCCACTCGCTCGATCAACCGGCGCCCGTAACAGCGGTAGGGTCTGCGGTGTGGGCGTCCCTACCCCCACCTTGTAGGGGCGTCCACCTTCGGGGGCTACGGGACGTCTGCCAGCTATAACCGCCCTGGCAGGCGTCCCGTCTCCTGGCCCGTTGTAGTCTCGGGTTCATGCCGGAGACCGAATTTATTCAGGACATGTGGGCGCCGCTTGCGACTCGGCCGATCATGCAGGGCGACGGCAACGAAGCTCTAGCCGCCCCGAAGTACCTGACCGGTCAGAACGCACGACGGGTCAACGCCTACCACGTGTTGCGGGCGCTGATGGACAACACGGCCCGGTGGCATCTGGCCGAAGACGAACGGAATCCGGACAAGGCCGACGAGTGGCGGGAGTTCGGCGACCCGGCTGTGTTCGTCGAACGGATCGCTGCCGGCGTGCTCGGCGAAGAGCAGACGATCGTTGTCGACCAGGCAGGCGAAGCGGTCCCGTCGGAGCCCGAGATCGACCCGGAGCCGGCCCCACCATCGGAGGGCGGGAACGATCACCCGACGGTCCAGGCGTTCCGGAAGGAAACGTACGAGGCGTCGGTCGCGGCGTGGGAGCTGCGGGCCCGCGAGCAGCTCGAAGCGTGGGAACTGAAACGGCTTCGTGTCCCGTTGGCGAAGGCTCGGCAGGACTGGCTTCGTGATTGGGCTGATAAGGCGATGCTGGTCGATCTGATGACGGAGAACGAACGGGAGAACATCGTCCCGCTCGGTTCCGGTGTCTACCGGCTCGGCTGGGACCGGCGGGCGCGGCGGCCCCGGGTCGACATCTTCGAGCCGGACGTTTACATGCCCCGCCTTGACGACACGCAACCAGGGGATTTCCCGACCAGGGTCGACCTGGTTTGGAATGTCCTCTCTCGTCCGCTCGACAAGCTCGACGACCCGGAAGCGAAAGAGGAGGAGTTCGTCAAGCGGATCACCTACGAGCTGGTCCCGATCGAGGAAGCTCAAGGTCTCGCGGCCGCGGCTGGGGCTGGTATCTCGATCTCTGCGCCCTTGTACCACGGTGAGGGCGACGTTCATACGAGCGTGTGTGTCGTCACAGAGGAGACGTTCCCGGCTGACAGTTTCGAGCTGGTCGACGGACCCAACGAAAACGCGGTGTACCGGACTGACTTGGTTGACCCGCTCCAGCCTGACGGTGAGGTGATCACCTGGAATCGGCTCCCGATCGGGCTCGATTTCATCCCGCTGGTTCATGTCCCTCATACCCCCAGCTCGACGAACCACTTCGGCCGGCCGCCTCTGGTCAGAGTCATGCAGGTTCTGGACGAGATCGCCGCGGCGGACGGTGAGGAAGCGCTGGCGGCCGTGTGGGCGGCTCGGCCGCTGCTCGGCCTGTCGGGCATGCAGGGCACCCCCGGTGGGGCTGATGGGAAGGTCGACGTCGCTCCTGGCGACGGTGTGCGCCTGTCGGAGAAAGGCGCGGTGACGAAGGTCGATATGGGTGCTGCTCTGGTTGCGCTTGGCGAATACGCGGACCGGAAACGGTCTCAGGCGACGGTTGCCCTGTCGGTCCCTGATGGCCTGATCGGCCGTGTCGACGCTTCGGAGGTCCCGTCTGGGATCTCGCTGTTGTTGTCGTTCACTCCGTTCCAACAGGCGGTGCTGTTGGCCCGGTTGTCTCGGGACCGGAAACACGCGTTGCTGCTCAAGCAGGTTCAGAGGATCGCTATTCAGGAGCAGGACGAGACCCTTGGTGGCAGCACCGAGGTGTTCGACGCGTCGATCGAGTTGGGCACGTTCATGCCCCAGGATCTGCAGACGTGGACTCAGATCATCACAGAGCTGTTGAGGTCGAAGGCGATCAGCCAGGAAACAGCGATAGCGATGCTTGTCGCTCTCGGTGTCCCGGTCGAGGACGCGAAGACGGAACTGATGAGGATCCGGGCGACGATGGCGGCTGAGGCTGACCTGATCAACGCAGCGACGGAGCAACCGGCGTTGGCGGGCAGGTTCCTCGGGTACTCCGATGCCGAGCTTGCTGACCGAGGTGACGCTGGTGCGCCGGAGGGCGAAGACGGCGGGGCGCCGGCACCGACCGTTGGTGCTGATATCGGCGCTGGTCTGCTTGGTTAGCGAGTCGTGACGGTTCGTGCTTGTGGCCGAGCCAAGGGGGCTTGAACGTGCTGATCATTCACGACGAGACCGGGGCGGTCGAGCGTACCGAAGAGATCGGCGATAGCCAGATCTGCGTTCATGTGACGCCGGCGCCGTCGGGCTGGTCAGATGATGAAGTCGTAGCCTGGCTCGGCCAGGGGCTGCTCGTCGACGGCGCGGAAGTAGACGAGTGGCTTACGATTTCGTGGCGGCCGGCGGCCGGCTGCGAGATCTGCAGCTACTGACCGTCGCGTGCGCGTCACTACTCGCGTCCTTCTGCGCGCGGTATGCTCCGTTCTGACGCCACCTGGGGCGCAATCCAGGGGACGCGACCACGGCGCTTGAACTGTGGGGAACATCGATTGAACCGATGAGGACGAATGGGCGCAGAAGCCGAAGGCGGAGAGATCCCAGAGGGAACACCACCAGTCATCCCACCACCCCCCGCGGGGCCTGGTGCTGGCGGTAAGGGCGACGGCCCGAAGTTCACTCAGGACGATCTCAATGCCCGAGACATCGCCGGCAAGAAGGCCGGCGCTGCAGCCGCGAAGAAACAACTCGCTGAGGAGTTGGGCGTTTCGCTCGATGAGGCAGCGAAGATCATCAAGGCACACAACGACCGCACCGAAGCGGAGAAGACCGAACTGCAACGGCAGGCCGACGCGCTGGCCGCTGCAGAAGCAACCCAAACGCAGCTGAAAGCCGAGCTGGAGACGGAACGTCTCCGGAACCGCCTGCAGACTGCTCTGGTTGCTCCGGTCGTCGACGCTGAGGGCAACGTCTCGGCGGCGGGCTGCGACCCGTCGGCGGTGGGTCCGATTCTTGATCTCGCGGTTACCCATGCCCTGCAGGCGCCCGACGGCGAAGCCGATCCGGTGTCGTGGGCTATCGGCCAGCTGCGTGCATCGCTGCCGCAGCTGTTCACGGGTTCGGTCGGTGCGAACGGCGCAGGCCAGCAGACTCCTCCCCCTGGAGCGCCTTCGGGTGGTATCCCGGTGGGGCAACGGAACCAGCAGCAGAAGCCCCTGACTCCAATGGAGCGGGCGCAGAAGATGCTGGACGCACAGAAGACCAAGGTCGCCCGCCCAGCGGGTGGAGGCCCGGTCTGGAAGGCTCCCGAGTCGAGCTGACCATCGGACGCGCCGGCTAGTCATCTAGCCACCCCAAACTTTGGGAGCGTTCAATGGACCTAGTCCAAACCCTCACGACGTTCAGCCAGGATGATCTCATCTGGCTGTTCCGTCCCGACCAGGAAGCTCTCGCGCAGGCCGTTTCGGCTCAGTGCTTGATCGCTGGTTTCATCCTCGGAACCCACTACCCCGACGGGTACTTGAAGCCTGGCCTGCTCGTCGCGAAATACGACTCCGGTGCCAATGACGGCAAGTGGGGAGCGTACGTCGAAGACGACACGGTCGGTGAAGGTCTCGGCACTGCCGACGGTGTGATCCTGTCCGGTGGCCGTGTCCGCCGTGACGAGTTCACCGGTCTGGCCATCGCGACCGACACCGTGTGCGCGGTCATCCCCGCCGGCTTGGCTCTGCAGGTCATCGTCGCCAACATGCCTGGTCTTCTCCTCGAAGACGGAACCACTGCCAACCCCGTCGAAGTCGCGGACCTGCCTACGGGCTTCCTCGCGATGGACGATTACGCCTGAGGAGGCTGACTACACATGGCTGGACTTTTCGACGCCTTCGACCCGGTGCTACTGACCGGGCTCGCACGGTTGATTCTCGCTGACGAGGACCGACCACAGAACATGCCGCGGTTGAACAACTGGTTCCCCGCGCAGACCGTCGATTCCACTGACTTCAAGTGGGATCGCGGCACGACTCAGACCTACACCGAGTCGGCTCCGTTCCGTACTTGGGACGTACCTGCCCGGTTGGGTACCCGGCCCGGTCGGACGATCGCCCGAGGCGAAATGCCTCCGATCTCGATCGAGTACATCCAACGCGAGTTTGACATCCTCATGGCCCGGCAGTTGGCCGCGGCCGGCGCGGAGTTTTCACCGGAGGACGTCGGCCTGACCGCTCAGCAGGACATCCGCAGGGGTATCCGGGCGATCTTCAATCGGATGTGGGTCGTCATGGGCGATCTGCTCATGAACGGCACCTCGACGATCACTGATCAGCAGATGAACCTGGTCCTCGATTCACAGCGGGTAGCTGGCCGTGAAACCACGGTTGGCACTGTCTGGTCAGACACGGCCAACGCTGTGCCGATGACTGACGAGGAGGCGATGCTCGACACGCTCCAGGACGAGGAAGGCCTTGGCCCGCAGGACCTGGTTGTCCTGACGAACCGGGATACCTGGAGGGAATACAAGGCGACCGATCAGGTACGGAACGCTTCTCCGACGGTCCGTGTGCTCGACACGCTCAGCGTGGCCGCTGCCAACGAGGTCCGGGCCGACAACGACTTCCCCGAGGTCGTCATCATCGACGCTCAGGTGAAGCCCTGGGGCGCTGCGACACGGAAGGTGATCACTGACGGCAAGTGGGTCTTTGTCCCGAAGAACGACGTTGTGGGTACCACCGTGTACGGCACCCCCGCCGTCGTCGATCTCGGCATCGAGCTGGCAGCAGACGATCGGCCCGGCCCGGTCGCCTACGTGACCACCAAGGTCAACCCGGCCAAGGTAGAACTTGTGGTTGACGCCATCGGTGTACCGTTGCTGACGAACCCCGATGTGACGGCCTGCTTGACCGTCTGACCCGAAAGCGAATCGGTAGCCATGACTCAGAAGATGAAAGCCAGGACACGGATCACTGCCCACGCGGGGAAGCGGACCGATAACGCTGACGGGACGACGTCGTTCCAGCACCAGCGGACCCTGACCTTCGAGAAGGGCGAGATCGTCCCTGAGGCATGGCTACCGTTCATTTCGGTGGAGCACCTGGTCGGCTACTCCGACGACCCGGACGAGGTGACCGGCCCGACTCCCGAGGAGATACGTAGGGAGCGGATGGCGGAGTACGACGCTCAGCAGACCGTGCCCGCGGTGATCGCTTGGATCGATGGGCATTCGCTGGTCGAGCGGGCCGACGCAGCGCATTTCGCTGCGGCGATGGAGAACGAAGGGAAACGCCGGACCGGTGTCCTCGACCACGTCGAGAAGACATTGGCTGCGCTCGGCGATATCGAAGCGGCCGCAAGCCAGTCCGGAGACTGACCGATGTCGGGGACTCCTGCAGATCGGGCGCTGGTGTCTCGTTGGTTCGGGACCGCCTACGACGAACCGGCGTTTGATGAGGCGATCGAGCGGCTCGGTTCTGCTTACGGTGTCGCCATCGAGTTCCTGTCTCAACGGTTGGCGACTCTGGCCGGTGAGGCCGTGTCGACCCGGGCCGGTGGCCGTGCGTCGGATCACTCGAAAAACATTGAGGCGACCGAGGCGCAGATAGCGAAGCTCGTGGGCTACGTGACCGCTCAGGGGATCTCGTTGAATGGTGCGACGCAGGCGTTGTTTGACGAGGCGGCCGGCAATTCGTCAGCTGCGACGGTGTTTTTCTCGACGTCGACGACGAACCGCCGTGCTGCCGGCTGATAGCGGGTCGCTGGCCATGGATGAGATCGCCAGCGTGGTCCGCCATCGGACCCAGATCGGGAAGGGCTACGCGAGAAACGCGGGGGTCGAGTCGATCGAGCTCTATCTGGCTGATTGGCGTCAGGCGCGGGCCCGGCTCAATCAGCAGATAGATCTGATGGAGCGCCTACGGGCCGACCGGCTGCCCGTCGGCGACGTCGCCGACCAGCTGCCCGTCGGCAGCGTCGACTCCGGGCCATGAGGCCATGATCCAGTACCAGATCGGGCGGAACGTCCGACGTCGCCACGAAACGGGGCGGTCACCCCTCGGGGGGTAGGTTGGGCGGATGCCGTTCCGTCCTGGGCTCGACGACGATCCATACCTCGACGAAGTCATAGCGATCTGGCGGAACGGGTCAGCTGAGATCGACCGCCGGTTGGCCCACGTCCAGCAGCAGATGCTCGGAGTGCTCTCCAATCCGTCGAAGCCGTACGTCACGACACGGCTAGAAGCGCAAGCGGCCCGCCTCGGGGAGCTGCGGGATCAGGCAGCGTTCGTCCTCGACGACGCGCTGCAGCAGACCGGCCGGTACGTCCAGGGCGAACGGTTCGCTGAGCTGTACGCGGCCGGTTCCAGGCTCGCGGTGCAAGAGTTCTCATTCACCGCCCCGCATCGGGCGGCCGTCCAGGCGCTCGCTCGGGACACCTACAGCGACATGCTCACCGCGACCGCTCACGTCGACGAAGACGCGAAAGCGTTCGTCCGTCGGGTCTCCCGGCAGATCGCCGCAACGAAACTGACCGCTGGCGACTCGGCAGCTCAATCAGCCAGGGACCTGAAGCGGTCCCTTGAGCGTGAGTTCCGAGGGCGCGGGATCGGTGCGATCACCTACCGCGACGGGTCGCGGCACAGCTTCGGCGAGTACGCAGAAATGGCGATGCGCACGAAAACGGCGCAGGCCTACAACGCTGGCACGCTGAATACGTCGAGAGCCGCGGGGATCGAGATCTTCGAGATCCTCGACGGCGCGCTGTGCGGGCTCACAGCTCATCATGATTCGCAGTTGGCCAACGGCATGATTGTCGACAGTCGCACCGCTAACGATTGGCCCCTTTCGCACCCAGCGTGTCGTCGAGCGTTTTCTCCTCGGCCGGATCTGTCGGCCATGGATCTGTCTGATGCACCGTCGGAACGTTCGGTCACTACAGCACCGCAGCGTTCCGATCAGGCAGCGTTCGAGCGTGAGCTGGCAGCACGCCGCGGGGGCTCACGTGGAGGCCCTGGGGGCTCGCCTGGCGGCCGTCGGCCCCGAAGGGAGCGGAGGGCACGGCCAACAGCGGGAGAGAGGCGCTCTGGTGGTCTCTCGGGTCGCCAGCAGGTGACGGCTGACAACGCACGTCGTCGTCGAGCGATCGAGAGAGCCAGGCTCGAAGCTAGGGAGAAGGTCGCCCAGGCGTTCGAGGTCGAGCGCCAGGGCGCCACCAGCAAGGGCGGCAGGGTCCCTGCCGATGTTCTGCAGCGGTGGCGTGTCTCCGAGGACCAGTTGCGTCATGGGCGGGTGCTGGCCAAGCAGGTCAAGGCTGACATTCGGGCGGCGGCCCGTCGCGAGGCCGACGACTTGGGCGGCTGGTTGGCCGAGAACGATCTTGATGTGATGACGAGGCCGGCGCGGTTGGAACGGAAGGTTGACGCGTCGGGTCGGGTGCGGCAGGTCCGGACCGATTCGGGCTACGACTTTTTGGAACAACTCGACGACGCCGGCGACGCCAGAGTTCGGAAACGGTTCGTCGACGACTTGAATTACCGGCCGGACACGGTGGCTGATCAGGTCCGCCGGAAGACGAACCTTGACCTGACCGATTCCGAAGCGATGGATTGGCTGACCGATCGTTGGCTCCAGGAGGACGGGCTTAGGTCGCTCGCGTCGGGTCGGGTACCGCGGTACGCGGATCCGGCGAATCTGCTGCCGGCGGAGTATCAGCTGGAGGGCTACGACTTGACGCGCCTGTTCGGTGTCGATGTCGACGATGCCGCGGGGCATGTGGCCAGGGTCCAGGCCGATGCTGCGCATGACTACGCGGCCAGGATCCTGCCGCGCCCGAAGTCCGGTCGGCCTGGGGCGTGGGAGATGGATCCACTGGATTTCGTGGACGAGCTGGAACGGATCGAGGACGCTGCTCGTGCGGTCGAGTTCGAGGGCGCGACGCCTGGCCCTGGTTTCCGTGGGGCGATGGACCGGCTCCGTGAGTTGGTCCCTCCCGACATCGACCCGACTGGGCAGTTGAATCCGTTCGAGCTTCATGAACGGATCCGGTTGACGGCTCAGACCGCTGGATACCTCGACCCTGGCCCGTAGCCGTTCGGCCTGCCGGCGGGTTCGTGCAACCAGGTGGGGCGACGGCGCCGGCAGGTGGCATAGCATGGGCCGATGGGAATTTTCTCGAAGGGCACGACGTACCCGAATAGCCAGCAGCAGGCCGTCGCTGACCGGGCGGCTCAGTCTCGGGACGGTGACGCCAGGACCGGGGTCGAGGCTCGGGCTCGGGCTCAGGGGATCGCTGATCACACGGCGGCCAAGAACGACAGCTGACGGTCGGCTACGATCCTCGTTGGCGTCGCTTGACTCGCCCGTCTGGGCGGCGCTGGGCAGAATCGTCGGTCTGCCAGGCACGCCCTCAACGCCGACGGGCGCCAGTCCGGTCGAGATCGCTCCTCGGTCGGGTTAGCCAGCGGATCGTTCGCCGCTGACTAACATGGCGCGCATGACGACTGACTCTGCAATCTCTGGCCCGGCTCGGCGGTGGCTGGTCCTCCTGGTCGCTGTTGTGGTCCTCGTGGGAGTGGTGATGCTCATCCGGTCGATCGAGCCGGCCGAGTCGTCGATTCGTCTGACCGGCGCTGAGACAGTGTCGACTCAGGCGCCCGCGGGCCCGGGGGTAGCGGCAGCGGATTGCGGCCCGGCGGTCGGCGGAGCGATGACGTTGCCGTTCCTCGGGCTGGGCGATCCGGGCTGTACCTCGATCGAGGAGCGGATCCCGATGGCATCAACGAGTATGACGACGGCGGTCACCGCTACGACGGTCTCGAACTGCCATCCTGCCTACAAGTCGCCATGCCTACCGAACGTTGCAGGTGACGCCATGAACTGTTGGGATGGCTCGACTGGCGTCAAGGGTCCCGTTTACCTCGTTGATGCTGCAGTTGACCCGTTCAAGCTCGACGAAGGCGGCAAGTCTGGTGTCGGCTGCGAAAGCTAGCTGGCGGGGCGTCGGAGAGCTACAGGCCGGGCGGTCCCGGCTAGTGCTTCTCTGACCGCGGCGCCAGGCTCGACCGTTTCGAGGTCTGGCCACGGTGCTATTCGGCGGGCGACGTCGACGGCAACGGTCGGCCATCTGCTCGGCACTGGGTCCCTTGTGGCCATCCTGAGACGGTAGCCGGGTACCGCGCACACCGCGCCAGGGCTCACGGTCGGGCTAGCGTCTCTGGCATGGCCGAACTGCTGCTACCTCCCGTTGATCCTTTCCTTGACACCGCTCGGTTGAAAGGTCTCGTCCGTGTCGAGCTGCATCGCGACGGCGAGCTGCTCGACTGTGAGATCGTCCGGAACCTCATCACACAAGTCGGTGACCAGGTGTACGGGGAACTTGGCGCCGGTATCGCCGCAGCGCCTGGGGCTCCGACCGGGATGCGGTTGGGTTCCGGTGTCACCGCGGCAGCGAAGACTGGTGCTGGAGCGGCGATCGGAACCTACATTTCCGGGTCGGCTCAGGCGCTCGACGCTGAACCAGGGTCTGCGCTCAACGGTTCATCGAGGCGGATCACTTACGTTGTCACCTGGGCTGCGGGGACCGCTACCAACGGTGCGATCACTGAGGTGGCGTTGACGAACATTGCGATCACTGACGCTGCCGGTTCTGCTGCTGACACGGTCGCTCGTGCTGTGTTCACGGCGAAAGACAAGCAAGCTGACGACACCCTGACGGTCACTTGGACCCATGATTTGCTAGGCGCGTAGCTGTCCCGCGTTGGTTTGACCGGCTCTACCGAAAGACCGAATTGTGGCGACCGTTGTAGCTGAAGCCATCGGCAACTCAGGGCTGTCCGCGAGCCAGACCTACAGCCAGTCGTCGGCGTTCCTGGCCGGTGACCGGATCGTCGCTGTTGGTCTGGCGACCCGAGACGATTCCCACAGCCAGGGGCTCGGTGCCCTGTTCGACATCGACGACAACGCGTCGACGAACACGATCACGTGGACGAAGGTCGTCGCGACGTCGATCAACACGGCGGCCGGTGCTTCGTTCGCTTCTCAACTGGCTGTGTGGGTCTCGTCTGTTCTGACCGACAACGAGACGATCCAGGTCACGATCGACGGCCGGAACAACGGCACGAATCAGTTCTACTACGCGCTGTCTTTGACGGCGTGGACGGGGACCGGGTTCGACGGGACCGTGGTCCAGTCGGCCACGAATACCAGTGGTGGCGAGCCGATCACGGTCACGTTCTCGGGGGCGCCGTCGGCTCACCAGATGATCATCGGCGCGTGGGTTTGCGACGCGGGTCTGTCGTCGTGGGATGCGAACCCGAGCGGTTTCGCCGATGTCCACGACAACGACTCGGTCGGGTCACCGATGAAGGTCCTCGAATCGACCACGAACACGGCGACCGGTGTGACCATCGGTTTCAGCGGTGGCGGGACGAAATACTCCGGGCAGATCATCGGGATCGAGTGGACCGAGGGCGGCGGAGCTGATCTCACTCAGGACGAAACCGAGTCGCTCGGTGTCACAGATGCCGTGACCGCTGTGATGGACCTGGTCGGCGGCGAGGCCGAATCGGTCGGGTTGTCTGACTCGGCGGCGGTCGTTATCGGTGGGATTGTCGACGAATCCGATCCGGTCGGTGTCACAGATGCCGTGGCTGTGGCCATGGGCTTGGGAGCGGTCGAGGCGGAATCGTTCGGCCTGACCGGCTCAGTGACGGCAGCGATGGGCGGGGTGGTCTCTGCAGCCGAGTTGCTCGGTGTCACTGACGCCGTCGCGGTGGCCCTCGACCAGGCGGCCGTCGTCGCGGAATCGGTTGGCCTGACTGACGCAGTGACAATCACCATGGGCCTAGCTGTGGCTCTGGCCGACAACGTTGGCATGTCGGATGTGGCCGATGCTCAAACGTCAGCGGCGCCGACGGTCGACGAGGCCGACCTGCTCGGTGTCACAGATGCTGTGACGGTCTCGGTCGGGCACCAGGCGGTCATAGCCGACCTGCTCGACTGCGCCGATGCTGCCGGCGTGTCGCTCGGGCTCCAGGTCATAGCCGCTGAGTCCATGGGCATGACCGACCAGGCGGCCGTCGCGATGGCCCTGTTCGTTGCCCTGGCCGACACCATCGGCGCGGTCGATGCTGCAACGGTCACGATCCCGTTCGTTGGTGTCCTCATAGCGGTCCGGAACCGGGTTGCACGCTCGGAGCTGGCGAACAGGGCCGGACGGTCAGAGCTGGCCAACAGGGTCCACAACGTTCGCTCTGGCACCGACAGCTAGGATGCGGGCCATGACTCGACCGGTGCACGGGATCAATCCAGGATCACGGCAGACGGTTCGGGCGACTCTGATCAGCCAGGCCGACCCGACCGCGGCATCTGTCGAGTTCCTGACGACGTCGGGGAACACCGACCCTGACCCTGACGGCTCATGGGTCGCTGGTTCGTGGCTGGGTTCGTGGTCGTCGTCGACGGGGAAGGTCGAGGCGTTATCTCCGACGGTCGGCGCGGCTGGTTCCGACATCGAGCTGGCGGCCGAAGGCGAGTACGTGCTGTGGGTCCGGTGGACGTCTGGCGCGGCCCGCCCGGTCGAGGACGTATCCACCTTGTCGTTCGGCTACTAAAGGACGCTCCGGTTCGGTCGTGTGTGGCGTCCGTTCTCGGACGCGCAGAGGGCGCCCCGACTGTCGCTGGTCGGGGCGCCCTCGATCTGCTCGGGCTCAGTCGAACAAGCTGAGTTGGGGACCGGAGAGCAGCAGGGTCAAGGTTTCGACCTTGGCCAGAGCACCGTTGGTCGCCTCGGTGATCAGCTCCTGCTGTGCTTTGAGATGGATGAGGGTCTGACGGAGGGCGGCCAGCTCGATCCGTGCGTCGGCCGCTGCGCTGGTGGGGATCTCCTCGGCTGGCTCGGCACCACTGGGAACTCGACGGGATTGCCCGTATTCCTCTCGTGGTCTTTGACAACTCTCTTGCAGGAACTCAAGAGCGTCGACCGGGTCGGCAGCAAGCTTGTCCAGTACCGCATCCGGAATACGGCGAGCTACAAGCATTAGCTCGCCAGCGTCGACGCCGAAGGCCTCCGCCATGCGCTCCAGTAGTTCGTCACTCGGACTCTCTCGACCTGCCTCAATTTTTGAGATGTGTGGCACTCCAACTTCGACCTTGACAGCCAGCGCCCGCTGGGTTAGCCCAGCCTTCAGCCTCTCTTCCTTGATTCGCTGTCCGATTGTTTGCACCGTTGACGTCATCGCCGGCCCCCTCCCTGCAGGACCCTTGCTGGCGGCCGACCGTTCGAGGTCGTCGGCTCCGTCGAGGAAATCGCCTGCCATGGCGACCAGGGCGACGGTCGGGAGCTGCGGATACGGCTGCTCGCAGGCGTCGGCCGCGACCGCTTCGAGGACATCGGCGAAGATGCTGAACCTGGGGCGGTTAGAGAGAGCGTCGACCCGCTCGACGGTCCGAACCGCGTAGACACCGAAACCGTCGATGGTGACCACCAGGGCGTTCGTTTCGGTCGACTCGACCGACCATCCCATAGGTGGAACGATGCCGGCCTGGTGATCGGCCAGGGTCCCGCGTGCAGCGGCAAGGTCGGCTGCCTCTGGATGCCCTGACTCGTTGCGTGCGAGGGCGCCGCCTAGGCGGCGCTCGGTGAATTCGATGTGGGCGATCATGTGCTTCTCAGCATCGACCCAGCCGGGCTTACGGTCGGCGTAGACGTCGCGGAGTAGGTCGATGCTGGCTTCGGTGCCCTCGGCCCAGTCGTACCAATCCGAGAAGTGGAATTCGACTGGCTCAAGATGTCCCTCCCATGACTGGACGAATCCCTTTTTGATGAGGTCGGCCAGGTTGCCCTTGGCTGCCGCTGCAGCCTGGTCGGTGTCGAAGTCGAGTTCGTCGAAGAATCCGAAGTCGCCGCCGTTGTTCTTGGAGTTGATGACGATTTTGCGGAGTAGGTCGATGCTGGCTTCGGTGAGTTTGCTGGTGTCCGGTGTGTTGCTCATGGTTGCTGGCTCCTTGGTTGCTGGCTTGCCTCGACCTTACACCGTGTGAGAATAATCGGCAACCATGGTTTACGATTCGGGTGTTGGGGTGCTACGTTTTGGTTCAAGCCAGCAACCGAGGAGCACGACATGAACAACGGCGTTGGACACCCGACCACCGCACGGATCATCGGCAACGAGATCCTCCTACTCGACGCGGCAGGCCACGACGTCGACACGATCGGCCGTCACGGTGTCATGGTCGAGGCCGGCGCCCGGCTCCTGATCCGCTCTGACCCGGAAGGTTTCTGGCTGTCGGCCTACAGCGCCGAGTCGTTCGAGGTCGATCCCGGCTCGGTTGTCCTGGCCGGCGGTGTCCAGGCGATCGTCGTCGAGGTCGATGCCGTTGGCTGATCACCCCTCGGGGGGTAGGCCACACGCGGTACACGCGTGCCCGGGTTCGATTCCCGGCCCTCGACGAATCACCTAACCAAAGGAGCAAAGCGAGATGGCTACACGACACATGAATTTCAGGGTCTCGATCGACGACGTCGAGCGGGCAGCGTGGGAAATGCCAAGCGAGTACCAGGGCAAGGCTCGGGACGCACTGGTCGCAGCGATCGATCGGGAATGCAAGCGCTGGCGGAACGCTGACAACGTGAGTTGGAATCATGCCATTCAGGTGGCCGAGGGCTGGGATGGCGCCACCGAGATCGAGATCACGGTTTACCGGTGGGATGCGCCTCACCGTGGTTCGGCGGCGTTGAGGTTCAAGGCCTGGCCCGAGAAAATAACGTCGGTTGGCCGTTAACCCCGGTTGCCAGTAGGTTCTGGTCGTCGCCGC